GTTTAAAAATATATGTCTTGTCTATCCGCCTAAGATTAAAGAAATAATTTCAAATAGTAAATATGGTATGTATAATAAATTATTAACTTTTTCGCAAGAAGAAATCGAAGATGAATTTGTTGCGAAAGGGTGGGATTTAAAAGGACTGCTTACTCCTTTTGAATTTTTATTAAATAATGCTTATCACGATAGAGATCGAATTGAAGCTATCACAAAAGAAGCATTTGAATTTTTTATACATGAACCTGTAACTTTTTTATATGAACAAAAGGCAATATTAATTGGAGATATTAAAGAATTAAAAAAGATTGAAGAATTGCGTATATTGCGCGAGACTGATTTTTTTGATTTTCAAAACTTAATTCGACAGGCGACTGGTGCAAAAGTTATAGAGCCACCTCGCGCGGACGAAGACCCACGTGTAAAAGCGATAAAAGCAAAAGCTCGTTATCGTGATAAAATTAAAGAAAAGAAAGGTTTAGGTTTAAAATTAAGTACTAGTTTGGCAGCAATTTGTTGTATGAATATGAGTTTAAATCCACTTAATATTGGAGAGTTAAGCTATGCCGCCGTTCCTATATTGATGAATATGTATCAAGAGAAAGAAAAATATAATCTTGATATTGATTCAATATTAGCTGGTGGAGATAGTAAAAAAATTAAACCGCAATATTGGATAAGAAATTTAGAAGATTAAATAGGAGGCTATAATTAAATGGCTAGTATTCTTGACAGATATGGCATTAAGGAAGTAGCTGACGTAACATTTTATGAGTTAGGCGATGATGGTAATCCTACCAGACCAGTGCTGTATCTCGATACTCTGAAAGTTTCTACCATTGAGCAGACTGCTGAACAGGCTGAAGCTCGTGGAGGTAAGGGAAATCCTCCTCTTATCATTTGGGACTATGGTAAAGAGATCAATGTAACTCTTGAAGATGCTCTGTTCTCTGCTAAGTCCATGGCTATTATGTTTGGTAATGGCGCAGTTAAATCTTATAGTGGTAATTCTGCTTACATTATGAGAACTGAAGAGTTTATTGCTACTGCTAGCGGTTCTGCTGCTGGTGCAGGTTGGGCAAGCAAATATGAAGGACCAGATGGAAAGACTTATGATAAAGTTAATCCAAAGTTCTATTCTGCTGCTGGTGCTACAGTTGATAGTGCTTCTCTCGTAAAGGGTGATAAATACTTCTGCTCTTACGATCTGCTTTCTGTTAATGCAGGCGTTATCGAAATTTCTGCTGCTTCTTTCCCAGGAACTTATTATGTAACTGGAGATACTTATGCTCGTTCTGAGGCTTCTGGTCGTGACGAGTTCTTCCAGTTCATCATTCCAAAAGCAAAGATGAATGCAGAGAATACTATTACTCTTGAAGCTGAAGGTGATCCTTCTGTATTCAATATGAGTTTAAGAGTAATGCGTCCTGCTGATGGTGTTATGATGAAGTTAGTTAAGTATGATCTTGCTAATGGTACAGATGTTTCTGAAAGTAATTCTGCTACTCTGATTCACAACCATACACTTGAGGTTGCAAATAATTAATAGAAGTTTTTAAAGGCGGGAGGAAGGAATTCCTCCCGTTTTTATTTAGGAGAAAATAATGGATTATGGTAGTTTCAAAGATTTCGAGTCAGTAAGACTAAAAGCTACTTATAATATAGAGATTGGAAATCGAGTTATTGAACCCGGTGAAACAATTGCGTATTTTGATCAAATTCAGATTGCTGGCTTGAGTGAAGTTAGAGATTATATAACCGCGCACGGTGGTTATGAAGATAGAACCAGAGTTATCTGGGACAGAACCAAAGAACTTAACTTAACTTTCAGCAAAGGAGTTTTTACGAAAGAGCAAATGGCCCTCTGGACCAATGCGCGCCTCGTTGAAACAACTGAAGGGCAATATATTGCTGTGCCAATGCGCGAAGTATTAGAAAGCAATGAAAATGGAGTTATTACCTGTAAATATACTCCTGCGCATAGTACATATGTATATAAGAAAGAAACTGGTGAAAAACTTGAGTTTACTCAAGATGAAAATAAATTAACTATATCAGAACCATACATTGATGTTATTGTCGATTATGATTTTGACTATGAAAATGGTGGTCAATTAATTAAAATTGGTCAAAGATTGCTTAATGGTTTTGTTGAACTTGAAGGCATAACGCGAGTAAAGGATGATACAACTGGACAAATAGTAACAGGGATTATAAGAATCCCGCATTTAAGATTAATGTCTGATTTATCTATAAGGCTGGGCGCGCAAGCTAATCCAGTTACTGCCAATTTTAAGGCGATGGGCGTTCCAGTTGGGTCAAGGGGAAATACATATGTAGTAGAATTTTACTACTTAGAAGATGATATCCAAGCTGACTTATAAGATTATCGGCATTAATTTAGGTTAATGCCGATTTTTTTATTGGAGGAAAAGAAATGCCAAATAACAAACAAGTTACAGTAACATTGAAAACTTTAGCAGACATAAGTGATGTTACTAAAAGGGCAAAAGATATACAGGATGCTTTAAATAAGATTCAATTACCTCAAAAATTAAAAACTAGTTTAGATACTACTTTTAGCGAGTTATATAAACACGTCGAAAGAGCTTCCGAAGCTATGTCATCTGGTTTTAAGACTAAAGGTGATGTTACTAAATATGAAAAAAGCATTAATAGTATTAATACTTCTTTAACCAAATTATATAGTAATATTAATAATATCGACGCAACTAAATTAGAGATAAAAGTAGATACTAAAGAATTCAAAGAGTTAGAACAACGTATTAAAGATATTAAGCAGAATTTAAACAATATTAATACTTCTGAGGTAGAAAAACTTCAAAATTTATTAAAGCAAAAGCCCTCCGGCGCAGCGGCTTGGAGTGAATTCTTGCAAGCGATTTCTTCAGCAGAACCAGATTTTGATGCTGCTGAAAAAGCATTAAAAAGATTAGAAAAGCAAGTTAAGAATCATGAAGAAGCCACGAAACAATCTGGAAGCACATGGGAAATCTATAAAAACACTGTTGATTCTATGCGAAATGGTTTAGAGACCATGAAGCAAAATCTTCTTGATAATGCTGCTGCATTACAAACATTAGAACAACAACAAGAAGAGATTAAGACAGATACTTTTAATAAACAGGCACAAGAAGTAGAAGAAGCTAAAATCTCTATGGAGGGCCTAACCAAAGCTACGGCTAATTATGGTAAAGAAACTGTTGGTGCTGCACGTTCAACTCAACAATTAGGCTCTGAAATAGATCAATTTAAATCAAGAATTGCATATTTCTTTGGCTTGGGTAACGCAGTTCGTTTGTTTCAACGTGCTGTAAAGTCTGCCTTTACTACCGTACAAGAACTTGATAAAGCTTTAACAGAGACCGCTGTAGTTACTGACTATACTGTTGGTGATATGTGGGAAAAGATACCTGAATATACAGAACGTGCTAATAAACTTGGTGTAACCATTAAAGATATCGCTGAAGCCTCCACTCTTTATTATCAACAGGGCTTAAAGGTTAATGAAGTTAATGCAGTTACAACAGCAACATTAAAAATGGCTCGTATTGCTGGTCTTGATGCAGCAGAAGCTACAGACCGTATGACAAATGCTCTTCGTGGTTTCAATATGGAAATTACGGAGACCAACGCAGATAGGATAGCAGATGTTTATTCAAAATTAGCCGCCATTTCTGCTTCTAATGTTGATGAAATTTCTACTGCTATGACTAAAACTGCATCTCTTGCATCTAATGCAAATATGCAATTTGAAAATACGGCCGCTTTTCTCGCGCAAATTATAGAAACAACTCGTGAATCTGCAGAAACTGCTGGTACAGCACTTAAAACTGTAATTGCTAGATTTTCAGAAGTTAAAGAATTATTTAGCAGAGGAGAGCTTCTTGGCATAGATGAAGAAGGCGAAGCAATTGATGTAAATAAAGTATCAAAAGCTTTAAGAACTGCTGGCATAGATTTAAATGAATATCTTACTGGCATGAAAGGTCTTGATGATATATTTATGGAGCTTGCTTCTAAGTGGGATTCATTAGATACGGTTCAACAGAGATACATTGCAACCATGGCTGCTGGATCTCGTCAACAGTCTCGTTTCATTGCTATGATGCAAGACTATGGAAGAACTCAAGAGCTTGTTGCGGCTGCTCAAAATGCTTCTGGTGCGGCTCAAGAACAATATCAGAAAACTTTGGATTCATTAGAAAGTAAACTTAATCAATTAAAAAATGCTTGGGATGATTTTGTAACTGATGTTGTACATCAGCAAGCTATTAAATTAGTTGTAGATGGATTAAAAGAATTTTTAGGTTTAATTAATAAATTAACTGGTAATAGTGGTATTGCTAAATTGGCAGTTTCTTTCGGTGCTTTTAAAATAGGTCGAGGATTTGTAGCTAATATGTTTAAAGGCACTAAACTTGCTGAATTATTTAGTAAACAAGGAGAAGAAGGTGGAATAGGATTCCTGAAAGGATTTGAAAACACTTTTAAAAAGGCAAAAAACTTTAATTTTCGCGATTTAATCTTAGCTAATCCTAATCAGTTGGGCGTTATTACTACAGAAATAGACCAAATAGAGCAATTAACAGCACGTTATAATACTCTTTTAGCTGCAGAGCGAGATACCACTTCTGTATCTTTAGCACTTTCTGTCGCAAAAGATCAATTAAATTTAAGTTTAGCTTCCGCAAACTTAACACTTGATGAATATAATTTAATACAAGCATTGGGGCTATCTGAAGATGAAAAAAATATTATTTTAACCAATGAAAAAGTTAAAGCAAAAATTAAAGAATTAGCTGTAGAAAAAAATTTAAATATAGATAAAGCTAGACAGATAATCTTAGAAGAACTTGAAGGAAAGACAATAAAAAAAGGGATAACTGTTAAATTAGCAGAGAATGCAGCAACAATATTAAGTACTTTTGGTATTAAGGCTGAAACTACAGCAATTGGTGAAGCCATTGTCGCGAAGATGGGATTAACTAAAACTATTTTAGGGCTAAATGCTGCTCAGTTATCAGCTATAGCTGTTACTGCTGCTTATACCGCAGGAATTATGTTATTAGTGGGCGCTATTATATTATTAGTTAATAATAGCCCCGAAAAACAATTAAAGAAAGCAACTGAGAAAGCTGAAGAAGCTGCTAATAAGGCTAACGAAGCTGCAGAATCCTACACTAATTTAAAGAATTCTTGGAAAGAATTAGGAAGCAAATATGACACTCTTGATATATTAATAAAAGGTACGGAAGAATGGAAAACTAATTTAAGCGAAGTTAACCAAGAAGTTTTAAAATTAATTGAAGATTTTCCAAAATTAGCAGATTTTGTATATTATGATAAAGATGGAGTGCTACGTATTAAAGCTGAGGGTTATGAACAAGTAAAAAAAGCACAACAACAAGAAGCAGTAAATACCGCGAAAGAAGCTTTTAAAGCTAAGAAAGATCAAAATACAGTTACAAATAGAAATGCTATAAATGAATTAGCGACTGCAACGAATCTAACTATTGGTAATCCCCGTGATTCAGCATTATTTATGGAGCAAGTAAGAAATGCAGCAACTCAGGGGAGAAAAATTAGTATTTCAGAAATATTATTAAATAATCCTAATAATTTTCGTAATATTCGTAATTCTGAGTCTCAGCGAAAAGAAATACAAAAAACTCTTGATACTTTCTATCAAAACTACGAAGGCGGCTTAGGCGACACTGGTATAAAGCTACGTCAAGCAATATTAGAGGAAGGTAATTTTAGTACGGAAAATTATAATGCTATTAATTCTTTCCTTGAAAAATATCATGGTGGCGAATCTGAAGGACTTGAAGATTATGCAAAAGCTTTTAACCAATTATTAGAATCAAATGATCCATATGGAAGATTGTTAACAGGCGAGCTCACGCAAGAAGAATATAAAAAACTTGATTTTGAAAAGATGCCTATTGGATTAGGTTTAACGCTTTCTCAAATTGATAACTTACAAACGGAATATGAAACCTTATTCAAAGATTTTGAAAATAAGATTCAAAATATGGGTATATCCAGTAATTGGCTTAATACCCAATCTAGTACTAGTACTATTCAAAATGCATTTGATAAATTTAATAATATGAATATGGATTCTGGCTCTGATAGATTTAATATTAATAAACAAATTTCCTTAATATATGAACAATTAAGTAAAGAAGAGGGCAAGAAATTCATAGATTTATTATTTAGCACTAATTGGGATATAGATAGTTTGAATAAGTTAGGTACTCAATTAAAGGGTTTAGGTATTGAAGTTAACAATATAGATTTACAAAATTTAATTAATCAAATTATTGAGTTCTATAACGCCGTCTCTTCAAAAGCCACTGCAGAAAACTTAAAGACAACAATTACGGCTCAAAATGAATTAATCAATGCTGCAGACAGCGGCGATATTATTTCTCCTGAGCAATATGGTATGGCAATTAATGCCGGTATACCAGAAAATAGTTTTGTTATGACATCAGCAGGCTGGGTATATACTGGTAATCCAGATGATCTTGTTACAAAATTGCAGCAATCTAATTCCAATACTTTTGATAAAATGGTGCATAATTGGAATACAGATGATAGTGAAACCAATTATGAACAAATGCTTCAAGGCAGCCAAATTATGGGAGCAAATGGCCAAATTGCTGATGTCTCTAATATCTTTGGTTCAACCCATATGGGCATAGGTATAGATTCTATTTCAACTGAAGAGGCTAGAAAAGAAGCAATAGAAAATAATATAGCCGGACTCAAAGCTTATGCAGATGCTAACTCTGAAGTTTATGATGCTGTTTTAAAATATGAGAGTGCAATGAACGGCACAAATAAAGTAGAGCAAGAAAAGGCTAGACTTGTACTCGAAACTGTAATAGCTGGACAAAGAGATGCAAAACAATTTAAAACTCTAACTGATGTTATTAATGATTATAGCGATGCCTTAAAAGAGGGTAATGAAGAAGATAAGGATTATGTAGTCGGTCTTTCTAAAATTGCCCAAGCTGCATCAAAAACTTTTAATACTAAAATTACTTCTGATTTTGTTGATTCTAACCGTGAAGATTTTATCGCTATGGCTGAAGGTGATATTGATGCGCTAGAAAGAATTAGGATGGCAATAAAAATTGATCTAATTGAGGCTTTGGGTTTAAGTGAAGACAAAGCCTTTGATTTAAATACTGCTTTATTACAAATTGCTGGGTTAGAATTAGATATAAATGGTACTGCTGATTTTAGTGATATTTTTAATTCATTAATAGAATTATTAGGTAGTGCAGAAAAAGTAAAAGAATTTTTATCAAATCTTGGCTATACGGTTGAATATAAACCAAATGAAGATGGTAGTTTTATTGCTCGAATAACAGATATAGCAAAAAGTAATGTTAATTCTATAAGATCAAGCAGAAAATCAAAAAGTAGTAGCGGCTCAAAAGAAAGACCAAAGTATTGGGATAATCCCTATGATGAACTCTACAATTTAATCGAAAAACAAAACGAAGCTCTCCGTGTTCGCGAAAGGCTTGAACGCGATTACGATAGAATTTTAAAGAATCGTGATAAAACTGCAAAAGAACTTCTTCAAAACTCTCTTAATGAAATTTCAAATCTCCGTAAAGAAATTCAAATTCAAGAACAAATTCAAGCAGGTCGTCGTCGCATGATAAGCCAACTTGGTGGCCAGGGCTATAGAAACTCTGAAGGCACAAAGATGTCCTTCGACCAGTGGGGCGTAACTCGTTATGCAAGCTATGACTACAACACCAATACAATTACAATTGACTGGGCAGACATCGATCGAATCAACGATCCAGATAAGGGTGGCGCAGTTGAGGCTTATATCTCTAAACTTGAAGAATTAACTCAATCTTTCGAAGAGACACAAGACCAAATCGAAGAAATGAAAGATATAATTCAAGAGATTAAAGAACGCAACATGCAAGAGTACCTCGACTTTGAACAGCGTGCCTACGATGCAGTCATTGCACGTCAGCAAAAAATGATCGATGACTATAGTGCTTTATCTGATACAATTAGCGAATCTAATAATCGTATAGTTGATAGCCTGCGCGAGTCCATCGACATGGAACGTCAGATTAGAGATAACACGAAGACAGAAGAAGATATTGCTGATAAGGAAGCTCGACTTGAATATCTGCGCAGAGACACATCTGGCGCGAACCAAACCGAAATCTTAAAACTCGAAGAAGAATTACGTAATTCTCGTGAATCTTATGGTGATACACTTGTAGATCAAGCCATTGATCAGCTTCAAAAAGATAATGACCTCGCGGCAGAGCAAAGAAGTCAACAAATTGAGATAATGCAAGCTCAACTTGATTGGCAAGATAAGACTGGTTATTATTGGGAAGAAGTTTATAAGTTAATAGATGGTGCGTTTGATGAAAATGGAAAGGTTATTGAGGATTCATCTTTATTTAATCTTTTAAGACAAGTAGAAGGCTATGAAGGTTTAAGTAAATATGGTAAAGAGAATTTCGATACTGAAGGTAATGAGCAAGCTAAGGAAGCCTATGAAGGTTTAAATAATTGGATTCATAAGAACGATCCTGAACCTGCTCCAGAACCAGTAACTGAAACCTCTACTGCGGCTACTCCTCCAGATCCTGCTCATGGCAATATAGCTTCTGCTGGACAACTTACCCCAATTAATTCAAGAAGATACAGCGCGGCCGTTGAAAGATTCCAGCAAGGTATTAACGACTTAATCAATGCTGGACAATTAAGTATTAGTCCAATTGGCGTAGACGGATACTATGGTAACGAAACATTTAGAGCTGTTAAAGCTTTACAGAGTGCCATTGGGGTCCGTGCTGATGGTTATTGGGGTCCAAATAGCGTTGCGGCATTTAACTCAAGTAGCTTAAAGCGTTATGCAAAAGGTGGTCTTGTTAATTCTACTGGTCTTGCTTGGCTTGACGGTACTAAATCCGCGCCAGAGATGGTACTGTCTGCGCGAGACACTGAGAACTTTATCGCTCTCCGTAATGCACTTGCACAGATGCTTGCGCAAGGTATTGGTGGAAAGGGAGGCGACAACTACTTTGATATTCAAATTAGTGTTGATGAACTTGGAAGCGATTATGACGTTGACCAATTAGCAGATAGGATTAAGAAACAAATCTATGATGATTCAAGTTATAGAAATGTAAATGCGATTAGTTATTTAAGATAGTGTACTTGGCGCGAAGTAGAGAAATTTACTTCGCGCCATTGTATTTAAAATTCTTTAGAGATTGCGTCTAAATTCTACTTAAATATAGTGAGATAAGGCGTAATTTTTAAAGAGTTAAAGGAGAAGAAAATGACTGATATTATAACTAAAGAAGAACTGTACTATCCTGGTGCAGGTAATAATAGTGATGACTTTATAGGATTCTCCTTTAATGGTATAAGATCACAGGATCTTGGAATTTCTCGCGTAAGTGAGGGTACGCGTTATGGCGAACAGATGCTTCCGGGTTTTCAAGATAAGTCGGCGCAGATGCCGGGCAGTGATTATACCTTATATTGGGAGTCCTTTTATAATACAAGAACTTGGAATTTAAATATTGCTTTTGACCATATGACTGATGCGCAGATGAGTTTACTACGCAGAACTTTTCATACAAAGAATATGGGTAACTTAACGTTTGCAGAGCGTGAAGGAATTCATTGGCTTGCAAAGGTTCAAGCACCGCCGCAATTAAAGTATATTTGTTTTGATGAAGATAATCAGCGAATTTATAAAGGCGAAGGCACAATTCAATTAATTGCTTACTATCCTTTTGGAATGAGTGATTTACAGACATTATCAGTTGCTACCGCTGGTACGACTGTTACGAATAATGGTGAAATTCCTATGGAATGGTATGTAATTGCGCCAGCAAGTTCTGCTTCTTCGAACTTTGAAATAAAGGCAGAAACCAATGTGGATAGCGAAGTTCGCATTTTAAAATTTGAGAATGGTATTGAATTTAAAACTGGTGATGTTTCATTTATGGTAAATTCTAAAACGAATCTTGTAGAAGGTTTAGACGACGACAATAAACAAACCGGTAATGTATATAATGGTTTTATCACCGCTGGTGATTTCTTTAAACTTCCAGTAGGAAATTCTACATTCTTTTCTGCTGGTACTTTATACTATAATTTCTTATATTTATAATTGAGGGTTACAATGGCACGCGATAAATATGAAATTTCATTATGGGAAGATTACATGGTCGATGCCAAAGGTGATATTCCCGCCCATTTTGAAGAGCGTAAAGTAGTGGTGATTGGTTCTGATACAATGACCGCTGCTTGTCGTGCATATGAGCCGAGACTTGTTGAAAACGTAAATGGAACTAACACTCTTACCTTTAAGATGTTCTATACTTATAGAGACGAACAGACTGGTGAGAAAAGACAAAATCCATTTCTTAATCTTTTAGTTAACGAAAGAAAAGTAAAAGCTTTTTGGAAGGATAAGTGGTATGATTTAGTTATAAAGAACGCGCAAGAAGATTCAAGCGGCAAATCAATTACTTATACTTGTAATGATTTATTTATAACTGAACTTTCTAAAAACGGCTTTAATTTAGAATTTGATAACGAATTAGAAAATAATCAAGGCACAGTTACCGAGTTGGGTGCGCGCGTCCTCGAAGGAACGGACTGGCAACTCGATGAAGTACATTCAGACTCAATCAAGCAAGAAAAAGAAGAACCACTTTATAGTGCGATTTCTAGAGCAATTACTGCGATCAATGACCGGACTGGCAGACAAGAAATAATTCCGGCTGGCAAGACAATTTATATTTTTTATTCATCTGTAATAAACAAATCGACTCCTTGTCAATTCTTATATGATGTAACTGGGGAATACAAGCGTGATACAAATTCACAATTAATTGTAGATGTGCCATGTTATTCTTTCAGCACTCCTGATTGGACAAATGCTACTCCGTCTGTTCCAAGTGGACTTGTAAGTACAATGAGTAGTTTAGTTTCTGATGATTTTAGGGGTTCGCGCCTTGTAGACAGTCAGAAAACAATTTTAGATCCAGTTACAGATAAATATGTAAAGATTTATACAGTTAAGGACAATTTAGACCCCGTGCCGACTAGAGAGGCTAACGGTTATCAACCCGGAGACGAAATCTATGCTTATGAATCTACAGAATACAAAGACCCAACCTTTGTTAATAATTTAATTGTTAATAATAAAAACTTTGCGAGAACAGAAGGTTGGATAGGCACAACAGAAAATATAGTTGGTCCATTCCAACTTTATCCTCCATATAACCAAACTTCTAATATAGCTACTTATAATGCAAAAAGTTATTTGAAATTTGGTGTTGGTACTATCTATAATGCTGGTCTGCGTGAATCAAGTAGTTATATACCGAATGGTATTCAAAATGGAGAAAAGTATATATTTAGAGTAAAAGTTATGAGCAATGATGACGATGCTCCTTCTGGTACTTATATAAATAGTACACTTACTCCGCATATATACAAATATACTTATCATCAAGGTAATGTTCAAATCGTAACCGGCGCAACTGACTATATCACAATTGAAGGTAATTGGTCAACCGACGGTAATTGGAGAGAATGTACTTGCAGATGTAATACTTCATTTAGTCGTAATCAAGTCTATAATGAAAATATAGGTTTCTTTGTGACAGTATCTAGCACTTGCTGGATTGAAGAAGTTGAATTCTTCCCTTATGTCATAGGGGAAAAAGTTGTTAATAATGCCACAGTTTCTGGTCGTATTAATCCTGGCGAGATGGATTATACTTCTGTAGCTACTGTTAACTATCATTATTATAATCATACAACTCATAGTGGTGTTGTTGAATTAGATGATTATCTTTACGTAGGTACTACTGATTGGTCGGAGAAAGGAAATCTCACTCCAGAATCTAACGACTTTCAAAAAGTAAGAAGTATTACTGCAAAGCAATCAAATAGATTTAATTTACTTCAAACTCTCGCAGAAACATTTGAATGTTGGTGCCAATTCAAAATTGAGCACGATAGTACTGGACGTGTTGTTTACATAAATGGTAAGCCGCAAAAGACAGTTTGTTTCAAAGAAAAAATTGGTAAAGAAATAGGATTTGGTTTCATTTATGGAATTGACCTTAAGGCTATTTCTCGTACAATTCAATCAGACCAAATTGTAACAAAGACAATTGTTTCTCAAAATAATAATGAATTTGCTACAAATGGCTTCTGTACTATTGCGCGTAGTCCTGAAAACTATGCGCGAGACACCTTTATTTTAAATTTTGATTACTTTATTTCTCAAGGTTTATTAGATGGTGGGCAATTAAATAGAGACCTTTATTCTTGGTTCCAATGGGTAGATACGGAAGGACACCAAAAGGGATATATTGATAAAGGTTATTATACTCAACTGCGCGAACTTAATATTGAGTTTGACGAAATAACTGATTTACTCATTCAGAAGAAAACTGAGCTTACAAAGCAAGAATCGTATAAAACAGTATATGAGAATTATATAACTTCTTTACAAGAAGAGAAAACAAATACCGAAAATTATATAATGCAATTTGCGAACGTTACTACTTGGGCCGGTGTCGAAGCTTATGTAAAAGCCAACCCAGACCAACAAGAAATTAAAACACGCATGAACGCTCGTCAAAATTGCATTAATAATTTGAGTGCTTATCAAGCAATGTTGACTGGAATAACACAGTCTTTAAATAATTTAACTTCTGTTATAAATTTAAAAGAAGAGCGTCAAAAAGAACTTACAAATAGTTTGAAAGAACTTAACTGGGCATTTTTCCGTAAGTATTCACGTTTCATTCAAGAAGGTTCTTGGATTAAGGAAGACTATATTGATGATACGCTCTACTTCCTTGATGCACAAAGCGTTGCTTATACATCTTCGCGCCCACAAATCAGTTATAATATTTCTGTAGCTCGTTTAAGTTCGCTTGAAGAATTTAAGAGTAAAGTCTTCCATTTAGGAGACATCTCTTATGTTCAAGATAGAGAGTTCTTCGGGTATGTAGTAAAAGAAGGAATTAATACCCCTTACAAGGAAAAAGTTTTAATTTCAGAAGTTACTTCTAATTTTGATGACCCTACACAAGATACATTTAAGGTCCAAAATTATAAAACCCAATTTGAAGACTTATTCCAGCGTATCACTGCGACAACACAAAACTTACAGTATGCTTCTGGCGAGTACGCTCGCGCGGCAAATGTGGTTGAAACAAATGGAGTTATTAAGCCAGAAACGCTTCAAAACTCAATTGCATATAGTAATGCTTTAGTTATTGAAGCAAATAACGAGCAAATCTTACAAGATAATACTGGTATTACAGTAACCGACGCAACAAATCCAAATAAGCGCACAAAGATTACTTCCGGTGGTGTGTTTATTTCAACCGATGGTGGCGCGACTTGGAAGAACGCTATTCGTGGTGAAGGTATTGCTACTCAGTATTTAACTTCTGGTAATATTAATACCCAAGATATTACTTTACTTGATGGTGTCTACCAAACATTTAGATGGGATTCTACTGGTATTAATGCATATGCGCAGCTAAAAAATGACCAGCAACAGCTATATGGAATAGATTTATCAAAAGCTGTTAGATTTGACCATTATGGTGTATATGGCATCAATGATGTAAATGGTGATGCCACTGCTTATGTGCCAGCCAATGAAGATGATATTTGGGACAAGGCCGCCTTTGGTATGACTTGGAAAGGTTTCTTTGTCAAAAACAAAGATGGCAATTATTATGTAGAAGTTTCAAGTACAGAAGATATTCAAATTGTTGATACAAAGGGTACTTCTGCGACAAATGATGACGTTGTTAGAGTTAAGATTGGTAAACTTAGTGATAATGTTTATGGTTTTAGACTTAAAGACAGTTCTGGCGCGACAACCTTAGAAACAATTGCAGATGGTACACTTTGGTTAAAAGATAGATTATATATTGGAACCAGTGAAGGCAGTAACTACTATGCTGGTATTGGATATTTACCAATAGTTGCTGCAGCAAAACAAATTAGTTATGATGGTACTAATTTAGATACTCGTACTTTTGCTACAAATCAAACAATTCATCGTAGTATAGATATAAATAATAAATTTGTTGTATGGGAAGATGGTACCATGTATGCCAAAGATGGATATTTTGAAGGTACTATTAATGCAACAGATGGTGTATTTAGTGGAGAACTAAGTGGTGCAACTGGTACCTTTACTGGTACTGTTCAAGCTGGTTCAATTATTGCAAGTGATATACATATAGGTGGTCCTTCTGGTCCAACCATGGGTGATGTTGGAGACTCTGCATATAAGGTAGTGATTGAAAGTAGTGAAGGTACTATTTTTAAAAATGGTATGATAAGCACTATCTTAACCGCAAAATTATATCAAGGTGCGACACAAGTTACATCTGGTTTATCATATCAATGGAAGAAAGGAAATACAACTATATCTGGCGCGACCTCTAGCACTTTAACTATTAATGAAAATGTAGGAAGTGGAGATGCCACTCTTGTTTATAGTTGTACAATAACCAATTAGGAGAGAATAATGGCAGTATATAGTAATTCAATTACATTAGCATCTGTTTCAGATGGACAATCTGGAGCAACTTTATATACATGGATTAGATATTCTAATGGTGCGGCTTCTAATCCAAGTGTAACAGATACTGTTCAAAGTGATACAAAACAAATAGGCTTTGCTTATAATAAAACAAGTGCAATAGCTTCTTCTAATTATGGAGATTATGAGTGGAGTGATTATATTGGTACCAGTGGAGATGATGGTGTTGGAGTAGTTTCAATAGTAGAAGAATACTATTTATCTACATCTTCAACACAACAAACGGGTGGTTCGTGGAAAACTACACCAGACCCCTGGGTTAGTGGAAAATATTATTGGACTCGTTCGACAATTACTTGGACTGATAATAAAGTTGGTGAAAATCCTACCCATACAGACCCAGTTTTAGCACAAGGTTTAAATAGTGCAAATAGTACTGCATCTAGTGCTAGTAGCACCGCAAGTCAAACTTCTACCGCTTTAACTAACTATATGACTCAAACTGATGCTACGTTAGGTAGCCTTCAAAATCAGATTGATGGACAAGTTGAAGTTTGGTATTTTGAAGTAGACCCAGGAACAGCTACAGACCCGTCATCTAGTTGGACTACAGATGAAGAAAAGGCTCGTCATATAGGAGACCTTTATTATAATGTTGATAACGGTCATTCATGGCGCTGGTTGGACCAAGGAGCTGGTGAAAATCCAAGATATATCTGGCAGCAAATTCCAGATTCTGATGCCGCGGCCGCACTTGCAACGGCTCAAGCGGCGCAGACTACGGCCAATACAAAAAGAAGAGTATTTACTTCTACTCCTTTTACTCCTTATGATGTTGGAGATTTATGGGTAAGTGGAAATACAGTTAAATATTGTCAGACAGCAAAAACATCTGGACAAAGTTATAGCGAAAGTGATTGGATATTAACCGCTACGGATGATACTAACGCTTTAACTCAAGTTGATGTATATTATGCGATTGGAACAAGTGAAAATACTCCACCGGCCGGTTATGATAATCCGTCTGCTAGTGCTAATTGGAGTACTACACCCCCTACTTGGGAAGATGGAAAATACATATGGTCTGTCACAGTTACCTATAAAGGTGGCCAAGCTCAAACTCCAACAGACCCAGTAAACATTACTGGCGCGAAAGGCGAAACCGGTGCAGCCGCGCCGTATATTACACTAACTGGTCCTACCAATGTTATTGCTGTTGATGTAAATAATGGAAATGCAGTTAGTCCTGCAACTATTGCGGTAGTTGGCACACCAACTAATACTACAATTAATAGTTGGCAGTATAGTGTAAATGGTGGCAGTTATAGTTCTACCGCACCAACTGGAGTAAGTAGAAGTAGTAATACAGTTACAATTACTTCTGCTAACGTATCTTCAACTACAAAAACAATTGCTATAAAAGCTGCGAATACATCAGCTGGAGTAAGTGATACTTATACAATTACTCGTATTGAAAGTGGTAAAAATGGTACCAATGGTACAAATGGTGTGGACGCAATTGAAGTTATTCTCTCCAATGAATCTCATACTCTTACAGCGAATGCGGCAGGTACAGTTAGCTCATACACTGGTGCCTATACAGACATTCAAGTATTTGAAGGTATAACTGATAAAAGTAGTAATTACTCAATTAAAGTTAATAGTAAAACAAGTGGTTCAACTACAATTAATGGTATTACTGTTACAGTGGGTACTCGTAAAGTTACTGTAACAGCAGTTAGTAGTGGTTTTACTAGTAATGTAGTACCTATTGAAATATATAATAGTGGTGGTACGAAAGTTGCTACCAAGAATTTCACAATTTCTGTATCAAAAGCTGGAGCTGGAATTAGTACAGTAACTATTAGTTATGGCTATAGCACAAGTGGAACAGATGCTTCTACAGTAACCAATTGGGGAAGTTCGATCCCTTCTGTGCCACAAGGACAATTTTTGTGGACACGTACAGTTACTACATTTACTGACGGGTCTGCTTCTAAAACAACTTATTCTGTTTCTAGAATTGGCGAAGACGGTATAGATGGAGATTTGTATAGGGTTGATACAAATTATCAAGAAATTTATCGTACATATAGTGGAAGTACTAATAATGAAGAAATAAATTATTCTCCTACCACATTAACCTTTAATATTTATAAAGAAGATGTTTTGCAGACTTGTAATACAAATTATAAATATGATATTTCAATTTTATACAATTCTACAGACGCCGGTGGTAGCACTAGCGTTAATACAGAGTATATTTACACTTTCTTAACCCAGTTAACTGGAACCCAACCCTTTACTTTATCTAATAGTAATCGAACAATTAATTTTAATATTGAAAATTTTATGGCCCTTACTTCAAGTAATACCACTAATAAAACTCGGATTGAAAATATACAAAAATTAGTACGGGAAGCAAATGTATTCTTTGTTATTATGATTTTAGATCCTTCTAGCACAGTTGGTACAACCAGTACATACAAAATTCTTACAAAACATATATTTAGTATAACAAATTTAGTTACTTCCAGTCTTGCATCTTTTTCAGTAACAGCAGACTCAATCAACGCGGCCGTTCGTGATGCAAAAATGGAATTCACTGCAGACGGATTAGAAATTACAAATGGTTCGTTTTTAATAAAAGATAAAGATGGGCAAGAAGTACTTTCTTATAGAACAGGCGCAGAAAATTTATACGTAAAAGGACGTGTAGAAGCAGATGATGGATATTTTCATGGCGAATTAAGGGCTGCAACAGGTAGCTTTGCTGGTGATATAAGTGCTGCTACAGGTACCTTTACAGGTGACATAAATGTTGGCGGAAACAGTGTTTTTGGAGGAAGATTGGATGCAGCATCGGGTACTTTTGCTGGTGAGTTAAGTGCTGCAAAAGGTAGCTTCGAAGGTGTTATAACCGCTCGAGAAGGAGAGATTGGTGGTTTTAAAATAGGAGCCACTAGTTTATATGCTAATGTACCTTCTGGAGCGACTAATACTACAAGTCAATTAGTCTTAGATAGCGCGACTCCGTCAATAAAACTTGGCAATCTTACTTTTAATGGTAATACTTCTACTATTCATGGAAATTCATTTGATATAAGTCCAGATTTAGCAGAATTTAAAAACATAAACGTATCTGGTAAAATTTCAGCTTCAGTATTTGAAGTTGGTAAAACTCAAGCCGTTGGTGGCTCTATGATATTTAAACCCTCATTTAAAGTTGAGAGTTTTACTAATAATACTTTAACAATAAGTGAGGGGAGTTTAACCGATTTCCTTTCTACTTCTTTATATGTGGCTGTAATAGATGAGACTGGTGAATCTATAATTTCTCATGTGAAGCCTAGTAGTGTTACTAGTTCTACTGCAACTTTTAGTGGTACTCCATTTAGTGGTAAAAGGCCAATTAGTTTAATAGTACTCGGTAATGATGGTGATATTATTATTGGTATAAATTCATATAATAGTAATAGTATTCTTCTTGGCCGAGGGTTAACCATTCGTGAATATGATCATACCGATACCGGTGGTCAAACTCAGCCAAAACTATTTTTAGGCGACCTAAGTTTTAACAATAGTGTTATTCAAAATGGTGTATCTGGTTATGGTTTATATGCAGATAATGTAGTGCTTAATGGCTCTTTAACAACAATAATTGGCGGCACAACTGCTGCTAATCATACTTATGCAGGAGTTAATACTTTAAGTCCAATACAAGCTATAAAATTTGAAGATGATAATAGTAATATAGTTTTTTGGGCTGGTTCGGCTGGTACAGAAGCACGAGATATTGCTGGAAAATTAGGTGATAATAATTATCCTGGCGCACCATTTCAAGTAACTGAAAAAGGCTCTTTATATGCTCGTCAAGGTACTTTTGAAGGTGCTATTATTACTCGTTCCACTATTCAAGGTGTAGACATATACGGTGCAAGAATTCATGGCGTTGGTAATAATCCTGGATTAGGTATATATAATACTTCTAATGGTATTACATTTTATCGAGGTGACTATGGTAATAACCCTCAAGAAACTTTTAGTATCGGTCCGAATGGTTTACAATTTAATGGTTCTTATTTTATAAACGTTGGCGGTGTAGGTAATATAGATTTTAGTGGTGATAGTTTTATTGGTAATAATTTTTCGGCGTCTACTTTTATTCAAGGTCAAACATTAATTGCTAATGATGGCACTAATACTAATACTATAACTGGTACACGCATTACAAATAGTAATGCTTCTTATATTAATTTTGGAGATGTAATGAATTTTAATATTAAAAATAGTACAATTTCTCAATTACAACTTGAAAAAACTCGTGGAATATTTAATACTGATGATTTAGTTACTCAAAAAAATCTTCAAATTGGTAATAATACTGGGTCAGCTATGCGTTATATGCAAGTTACTAGTGGATATGATTTATATATAGCGTAAAAGGAGGAAATAATGGCTTTATCAGGTTACATACCTAGTTCTGATGGTGATAGATATTGGACAGGAAGCGCAAAGAATTATGCTTATTTTAGAATATATTGGGAAGTTACACAAACTACACAAGCGGGGAATTCTACTATACAATTTACGCCACAATTAATGTTTACTCAAGGTGGGTGGACTAGTTATAATAGTAATACATCTGGTGCCTATGCTGCTACTGGACAATACTATATTGATAATAGTGGTCAGGGTTCTTTTACGGGAACTTTTGCTTCACCTAATGGTAACGGCGCAGAATGGCCAAAGAATAATTGGTACACATTGCCTAATTTTCAACGAAGTTATACTATTAGTGGGCATACTTCAGATAGAACTATAAATGTGCGCATGGAAATGAGCACTCATACTGGTGGTTTAGCTGATATAACAAGTAGTACTTTTACGAATAAAAGTATTACAGTTTCACCAAGAATGAGTGCTTGCGGCGCGCCAACTAGTATTACAGCTTCTGGTATTGTCACTCCTAGTGGTTCTTTTACAGTTTCTTGGTCTGGAGCTACTAGTGGTACAGCTAATACTATTAATGGATATGATATATATTATAAAGTTAGTTCTAATGGCGCGGCGCCAACTACTTCTGATACTGGGAAAGTTTCTGTTAGTTCTACTAGTACAAGTGGTTCTACTACTATATCGCTTTCATCAGCGACAAGAGGATATAAAGTAGTATGTGGAGTTGTAACAAAAGGTAGTGGTGGTTCATCTTGGTATTCTCCTATTGCAACTGGTGGTTTAGTTACTATAAATAGTTTACCAAATAAACCAACTGTGACTCCAAGTAGAACTGTTGTTCCTAGTAGTGGTGGAAGTGTAACTTTTACATTAAGTGCTACTGACGCAGACGGACAAACTCTTACATATGCTTATGCTACAAGTTCTACTGGTACAAAAACAACTATCGCTTCTGGAGGTTCAATTACAGTTAGTAGTACATCTACGTATTATTTTTGGTCAAAAGATTCATTAAATGAATATAGTTCTACTCCTACATCAGTTACTATTACAAAAAATACTGCTCCGACAATTACTTCTTCTACTTTCACACCCACTACTTATTTAGCTCAAAATTCTACAACTAGTTTTGCGTCTTCAGTGGCAGTTACCGCAACTTGTAGTAAAACTGGTACAATGACTATTGAAGTATTATATGGGGCATCTAGTTCTCCTACAACGATTGGATATACTGCAACTAAGTCTATCACTTCTACAAGTAGCCAAACAATTGGTACTTATAATATTAATTCTATATTAAAAGATAAATATACAGGTTCACAACTTTATTTTAGAATTAGACTTACTATATCAGATGGACTTGATAGTACCACTAGTACAACACAAGGTGTTTATTTATCGCAATCTTGGTCTATTGCATCAACCCCAAGCACCGCAGCTACTTTTGATAATTTCTTAACAAGTGGTACTAGTGACCCAACAAATACTGTTGCAAATAATTGTTGGAATAAGGTTTGCATTAAATATTATGAAGATGCAAGTATGACTTCTTATACCGTTTCTGCAACTGCTACGAAGAATAATGTAACAACAAATCTTAATCCAGTGACCTTAACTAGTACTTATAAACCTTCATCTGGGTCTAATGCTAATTATCGTTATTTAAATGTTACTCTACCAAGTGACATAGAAGGAGGGTCTACAATTACAATAACTGTAAATTTATCTGATGGTAATATTACTAAAACTTTTATTGCTACCATAACAGAATTAGGAATTCCAGCACTAGGTACATTAAATATAAATATTTCTACAATTAAGATGTATGAGACAACAAGTAATATACAATTAACTTGTAATGCTCCTTGTAAATTCGAAGATAATGCTCCAGTTAGCGCGGCGAGTTATTATATTCAATCTATGTCTGTTGATGTTGCAGGCAGTACCTCGGGTGAAAATGGTCGTAATAATTTAACAATTGCTAGTGCAACTGCAACAGCGGCAGGCAGTACTTTAACAGTGCAAATTACAAAAGCAAATTTTGTCAACTTTGGCGATTTTGGTAAAACTGCATATAATGGCACGGCTATTGGATATGTTAAAATAGATTTTGTAAATATATACGGGCGCACAATATCTACCGGTTATAAGAGTTATACAATAGATTATAATAGAGACCCAAGTATTACAAGTCTTACAATGGTTTATGGATCAAGTAATACTACTGTAACTAAAATACAAGAAACCTTAGTTGTAAAAGGGAAAATTGTTTGTGTGGCCTATACTAATAGTACTCTTACTGCAAAATTATATTATAAAATTGGTAATGGATCTTGGAATTTAGTTAATACAACAACAAAAGTAGTTTCTAACGGACAATCATCTCAAACTCTCACTTTTTACACGTCTGATTTTACAATTCCAGAAATATCTACTGATAATAGCTGGACTTGGCGAATAGTATTAACTAACAATATTACTTCTACTGCACCAGAAAAATCGACTAGTGCAATAACTGCCGTAAAACATATAGCTCCAACTATTACATTAACAAAAGTAGAAGGTACGCCTACGCCAGCTTCGGGGACTCGTACTGGTATTAATTTAAAACCTACCTTTACAATTGAAGATAATATTTTAAATCAAAGTTCTAAAACTATTACATATTATATAGTAAATGGTTCTGATGATACAGTAATTTCTTCATCATTTACAGCAAGTGGTACGTCAGTTGCAGATACAAGTAGCGATAAAGCGACTTGGACTCAGAAATCGGTCCGTATTAAATGCGTAACAACAGCTACTGGCCAAACAACTACAACAAAGACAGGATATTCAAACCAATTTACAGTTTATCTCGATTCCCCGACTATTGCATACCGAAAAAATCATTTAGGTATCAATACAGCGAATCCAAACGCTAATGCGGTAGTTGATATCTACAGTCAATCTGGCGGCCTTCAGTATATAAACTTACATAATGTATCTGGCGGTATGATTCAAATAGATCTACTTAATTCAACAATAGATATAATTTAAATTTTGAAACTCATTTTTAAAATTTGACTTCTTTCTCAAATTTTGCTATAATATATTTAGAATAGAGATAAAAGGAGTTAAAAAATGAAAACAACGATGTTAAAAGTACTGGATTTACGTGATCTTTATCCAAAAATAAGCTCACAAGCACTTCCAATTTCAACAACTTACAAACTTTCAAAATTATTTAATGCAATTAAATCAGAAGGGGAATTCTATTCTACTCATCTTGATGAAATAATTTCTACTTATGGCAAGAAAGATGAAAGTGGTAATTATGTCCTTACTGAGGATAAAACTGGAGTCCAAATCGCGCCAGAGAACATTTCTGAAGTTGAGAAGAAGCTTCAAGAACTTTGGAACATAGAAGTTGAACTTCCAGACGTAAAATTTACTCTTTCTGAACTTGAAAAAATAGAACTTTCAGTACAAGAATTCAATAACTTTTTACCCTTTATTGAAGATTAAAAACAAAACCCTTAAGGAGGTGTTTAATGAATAATTCTTTTCTTAACAACTCCATTTTACAAGGGTCTTCCTTACAACCTGGCTTCACACCGGCGTGGAATCTTTATTCTGCGCCGGCACAACAAAAACTTTAATAAATATGTATTCAAAATAAAGAAAAAGACAGGAGTAAATCTCCTGTCTTTTTTTATTCCCAATTTATAATTTCAATTTGTTTTACAAAGTTATCAGAAACATATTTACCAATTCCAATGGCATCCGCGCAATCATCGCTTACACTTACATCAAACCATTCCTTTACAAGAAGCTGCATTGAACGTTTTTTATCTTGACGGGTTTTTCCTTTTACACCACAGTGCGCCCGCCATGTATTTGTGTTACAAATACGGAAAGGCACATTCGCTTGAGTGCAAGTCTCCATTAAAATCCCTTGAAGTCGCGCAAGAGTCTGGAAGGTTGTTACTCCCGTAGTGATATGCGCTTCATATTGTATACCCTCAATTCCTATTATATCCGGTTGCCATTGCTGGATTCGAGAAATAAGCCACATATTTACATCATGTAAACGAGTCATTTCGTCTTGCCCATGAGCAATATACGTACCATAGGTAACTAACTCTCTCCCATCATAAATGGCATATCCAGTAGTATGAGTGGCTTGGTCTAATGCCAATGTGCGCTGGACACCCTTTTTCTTTGGTTTTACTATTTCTTTTATATCTTTAAATTTATTAGCTTTGCAAATAGGACATTCGCGTTTAGTTCTTATCTGTTTATATGGCGCGAAGACTCGATGACCCTCCGCGCACTCAAACTCCATTTCAGTATCTAAATTTTTATATTCAGTTGAAATGACTTTCCAATTATCTCGCGCGATGTCCTCTCTGATAGAATCTAATGTTATTCGCGCCATTCACCCCTTCCTTAGACAAGTCCGGTACTTCCGAAGCCTCCGCCGCGGTCTTCGCCAATATCTGCAACTTTATCTACTCGATAGAAAGAAACTTTTGGGGTTTCTGCTAAAACGAGCTGAGCAAATTTTTCGCCCTTTCCAATTGTATAAGATTGACCAAAATCAATATCACTCCAATGAATTACTGGGTTAAGTTCATCAGTGGGCCAATTCATTGGATTAATTCCTCTGATTGGTGGATCAACGTTTTCTACTATAACTTTAATTTCATCACGATAGCCTTGATCTATTGTTCCTGGAGTATTAGCCACTCTAAGTTTTGTCTTTATACAGCGCCCGCTCTTTGGTCTCACTTGAAGTTCATATCCAGGAGGCAGCGCGACCTTAATACCGGTAGGTACAAGCACAGTTTCACCCGGTTTAATCGTGATGTCTTCAAGAGCATATACATCTAATCCACTATCACTTATATGTGCATATTGTGGAATTTTGGCATCGGGGTGACAAAGTTCAATAGGAATATTAATTGTGCGCTTTGCAATACCTTCAGTTTCATTAATTGAGTTAATTGTAGAAGCTACAAGCTCAGTAAGGAAATTCCTTTTTACTACTGAAAGTGGGATTTTATCAATCTGTTTTTGGAAGTCTTCGAAGAATACAATTAAATCTTCTGCGGAGGCTCCATTTGCATTAAGGGATTGAACAAGTGAAAGTTTATCATTCGGATTATTAATTGACTGCTGGTAGGCTTGCATGACGCCCGGCGCCAGAATCTCAAACTCATCATCTTCAAGAGCGAGAAGACGAATTAAAGTTTCACTTATGTCAAAATTTTCGTCTTGGCCTATTACTCCAGTTAAAGTCTCAGTTAAGCTATGAAGATCATCTTTTGTAAGTTTGTCCTTATCCATTAAAGATCCTCCCAAAGAGTCCCCATAAGCTCTGTTATAGTTACTACATAACAAGTTGCAATAATTTCACCTTTAGCTTTTTTATCTTTTCTTTCAAAACCAGCTTTTTTAATATTATAACCCTTTTGAGCGGCGTTTGCGCGAATCTCTTCAATAAGGTCTTTTGCTTGGTCTTCTGTATCTACACAATACTTCTGTGTGTTTTCAAGTAAATACATCGCCTTTATTCTCCTATATTTAATTTAATACTATCACCTGTATAGGTAATGTTATCATCTGATCTTATTACAGTAACACTACTAGGGATATTAGTGTAATCTACTGGAATCGTATATGTATCCCTACAAGTCCAAGGATTATACCAACTCCAACAATGATTTGAATTATATCCATCTCTCCAAACTTCATTTAGAAGATTTTCAAGTTCTGATTTTGTAAATTCAATTTTCCCATTTTTATTAGGTGTAAAGATTTTAACCATTTATTTTTTCTCCTTTTTACTCTAAATATATTATACCATAAATTGGAGTATCTTTCAAATTTTATCCAGTAATTAATTCTGAATAAGGAAGAGTTCTAATCCATTCACAGAATGTTCTCCACTCGGGGAGTCTATGGTTCTTTCTTTGCTGATAAATGGTTTTAAGTTGACGATAGTTTGTGGTGATACCAGCAGTAATACGGAATCCAGCAGGATTGGAATAAAGAATTTCAAGATAGAGTTCGCGGCGCTTCTCTACATCTTCTTCTGGAGTAGAGTTATATTCTGCTACCTTTTCTTTCATAATCTCAATAATACGTTCGTCTACATAGGAGTTATATACCTCATCGAAATCAAATCTGGCTATCCTGTGCATTGTAGACTGAGAACTAACAAAATCCAGCCAATGGTATCTTTCTGCTTCTACCCAAGCCTTATTGGTAAATGTTAAATCCATTTGAACTATAACACCAGTAAGCCATTGGTCATGTCCTTCACCAGTTCTACTCTGCGCGAGGGCCGCAATTCCATTGGTAATTTGAGTATTGAGTTTAGAAAGATCCGTTGACATCGGGAACTTCGCGCGGCGTACGCTTTCTTCAAGACCATAAACTGCTGCATTATGTACACACATACAATCATCTACTTTGTATTCACTCATTTGATTCTCCTTTTACATTAATATATAATCCACAATGGCATTCTCCAAGTACCTTACTGTTGATTTTATCTCTAAAATCTTTGCACATACATTTGGTATCTTCTTCTTTAGTAAGTGCACACGGACAATACCCATCGTTTGATTTTATTTTTTCCTTTATTAATTCAACTAATTCCTTATCTGGGTTTTGAATTGTTTTTATATTTAAAGGATATTTTTTTGCATATTGATTACTTGAAGCCAGATTTACTCCAAGCACTTCATCATAATGAGAAGGCTCATCCGGCCTAAAGCGGCCATATTTTATAATAATATTTCCATAAGATATTAAAGAAAGCCAATATTGACGTTGATTTTCTTTTGATCCATTACCCCAATTTCCTTCTTGTAGTTCTTGTTCTGTATAACCAGTATAGATTACGACATCGTTGTTGCAATGATATTGTCTGCGCAAGGCGTCAACGAAAGGAAGTAAATCTAATTGACTATCAAAGGGTTCAAGTCCAGCCATAACAACTGATTCTGTGATTGGGTTAGAAAGATAATTTTCAATTAATTCATCCTTGTCTATTTCAATAACTGGCTCAGAGGCGAGCGTGCTGTTTTGGCAAACATGGCGCCCGCACTCTTTATCACATTTAAAACTACAATTAGGGAAGATGAGGTACATTGAAGGTTTTTTATAATTCACAAAATCTTCAAAAACAACTCCCTTAATCTTCATTTTTACTCCTCTGACCAGCAATATATCCTTGAGTATAACAGTCTTTACAATAAGATAGTATATTATTAAAAACTGTAGGGAAACAAGCGGTCATTATATAAGTAAAACTTAATTTGAAGTCATCAGGCTTATCTTTAAATTTCGTAGTGATTTTTCTTAAAGTTTCTATTGGGATTTCTGGCTCAACTTCGTTTGTTTTAATATCTTTTAAATCAGTCTTCATTTATGTTCTCCCATTCGCGCATTGTATACTCTTGCTTACGCTCTTTAGACCAAGTTTTAATTGGTGTATAGAAACCTACAATACGAGTATATTCTGTTGCTACTGGTTCGCCGCAAACTGGACAAGTCTTGCCGTAGAAGGCGTGGTTGTGTTTACAAGTTTGAATTTTTGTATTAAATGCAAAATAGGTTAAGCCTTGATCTGCAATATACTCAGTCATCTTCCAAGCTTTTTCGAATGAGTCAAACGGCGCGTCGATATTGATGTGCGCGATTGAACCACCGTTACAATAGGAATCGAATAAGCTTGCAATTCTAATTCTTTCTTGAAGAGTTGTCTTAATTCCAAGTGGAATAAACTGATTTCCGTAGAGAGGAAGGTCATCTACAACTGTCTCAGGATAGAGAAGTTGATCTGCTTTCTGCATTTTGACTGCAGCAGTTTCTCCAGGAATTTGTTCAAGGTTTATCTTATAGTCCTTATCGAGCGCGAACTGGTCTTTTGTGCGGTGAATTACTTCAAAAATCTTCTTTCCAAACTTATCTGCCTTTTCTGTGTAGAAAGTATTACCAAATTCATCTACTCTGGTATAACCAAATGACTTCATTGTTTCATAAATACCAAGAATTCCAACAGTATTATAAAGATGTTCAAAGTCTACAAGACCTTTAGAGAAATTTGGAAGCAAACCTTTCTCTACATTGCGCTGGATGATATGGCGCACAACATCAAGAACCTTGCAATCAAGCTCTACTAAGTCTCTTAAAGCAACAAGATAATCTTGCTCATTGTCGTGCTCCAGAGCGAGTCGTGCTAAGTTCACAGTAGAAACTTTTACTGATCCAACCTTAAGAGCGGTACCGCCAATTGAATTGAAATATCCGAGATCTTCAATATTAGATTTAAGCCTGCAACAATTAGAAAGACTTGTTACACTATCATCTATGAAAAGGTTGGAATCATTCCACTTCATATTGTGCGCGATGCCCCAGCGAGCAAATTCCTCGTCTATAAATTTGTGGTCCTGGCGCAGTAAACTTATAGTCAGTACAGGGAAAGTGAACATATTGTGCTGACGAATATCAGCTACAACTTCCATAAAAGTCTTTTGGAACTCTTTAATTTTATCAAGTTCATCAATCATAAAGGTTCCATCAGGGAACTCACTTCCACCAAATAGAGCTTCAAGATAAGGGCCATCAAATACACTTACATTAGTAAAGGCGCTCTGCATACCATCACGAACATATGGCTGATTGACGGCGTAGATAAAACGTTGGATTTGCTGACGGGCATAGTAGTCGTCAGATTTAGTTGCATATCCATTCTTACAATCTTTCTTCCAGAAATAATACATATAAGGAATAAGATTAGGAAGCCCAACTGCGCCAGAACTACGATTTGCAGCAAAACTTATAAACTCTTTTACAAAATCAACAAAAGTAGATAAGTGTTGAGGTGGTTCTGCATTAAAATTAGAAAGAAAGAATAATCCTTTTTCAGCTACATCTTTAAGATCATAAGCAAAACAGTAGTGAATGTAGGTCGCAGTATCAGCATCGTGCATATAAAGTGCTTTTGTCCACTCTGCGCGCAGCCAATCATTCGCTATCTTAAATCCATATTTCTTATTAAGTTCATAATAGATTTTATTGAATGAAAGAAGCTTACGATGAGACTTTGGCATCTCATTCATAAGAGTGCGCATATCCTTGGTTCCAACGTTTGCGTTTCCATCAACTGACGCATCTGCAACAGTTTGTGCATCTATAAAATTATCAATAAAGTCGGTAAAACTTAGCTGTTCATCTGCAAATCCATTGAGGCGCGCGAACTCTTCACCATACTCAGTCTGCATTTTATTATACTGAGTAGTGAAATTCTTCATTAATCTTATATTAATTGTTGCCATTTACTGCGCCTCCACCCATTTTACTGCTTCACCGAAAGTCATAATAGGACCATCGTTGACTTGAAGCCCAGGTGCAGAGTGCATACCTAATGATCTCATTAACTTTACATCTGTAATTTCACTATATTCAATATTTTTTAAGTCTAACTTTTTACATAAGACTTCACACTTAGGACAGTGTGTAGTGTACAATACTATCCCCATTATTCTTTCTCCTTGTCACAATAAATACAATAACCTAATTCGTCATATTCATGGTCACAAAGAGACTGAAGTCTTTTATTGTCTGCTAAAGCCTTTTGTACGGCCCGATTGAGTATGAAATTTGGTGCCAAAGAGTCCTCTATAATTTTATTATTTTCAATTATTCTTTGACGTATTTCTTTGCCATTCATTAATGAATTTTCCTCCTTCATATGTAATTATATCCCAAGAGTAAAACTTTTCAAATAACTCATAGTCAGTTTGGCGGAAGAATTGGAACACATCTCTTGCTTCTTCTGTCGTTACTGTGACGTGTCTAAATGCCCAGTCACAATAACCTAACTTTTTTGTGTCCCTACAAAAAGTATAAAGAGTTTGAGTTGTGGGTAAGAAACCCTCATGTATTCTAAAACTTAACCAACAATTCAAAAGTTCAATAAATTTTTTTACTTCTGGTGTGACGATTAAATCTTCGTCATATTTAAGTAAAATTTTAATATTCTGTCTCCGTAAAAATAAAGTCTGAATAAAAATTTTTGGTAGATGTTCTTTCAAAAATTGGTTCTCCGTGGAGCACGTCGCGGAGATATTGTAGTATAATTGCTTTGCCATTCGTTTATTAGAAAGACAAAGATTGTATATGTCTGAATCTGTCATCAGCCCGTTGTATTGGATTAAGAGCAGAGTTGGAATAAAAGTAATTTTAGTCCATTTTTCTAACTCTTCTGATGAATTGACTTGAATTGGAAATTTAGTACCTATGGGATAAGGATTAATTTGGTCTGGTTTTCCAATGTAATGGCGTGAAAGACTTAATTCTTGTATAATGTCCTGCGCGCCATGTATGCGAGACAAATCATAATCGTGGAATATAATGCCACTATAGCGCCCTGTGCTCATAATTCGGTTTAGCTGGTTCATTGACTTGGGATTAACTTCATCGGTTGATAGCCTAATATGAGCGCAATTTAGAATCCGCTTATAGAGCGCCGGGTCGCCCGGTCCGTTCCCAAAATGGTCCGCATATTTATCATACAGGTGCATATTTGGGATTGTTTTTTCTATCGCTTCCTCAAGAGGAGTATAGCGGTCGGGATTAAAGGCCCGGCCGCCATAGACACAATTATCTAAGAATAACTCTTTTGGGTAAAGTCCGTCATCATAGTCTTTTCTTATGTAACACTTGGTGTACGGATGAGGGTTTAGTGTTGGCGTAAGTACAGCAATTTCATGGTGGTTATGGAAGTAGGTATAGAGCTTCGCGCATTCAAGGTTAGGGATTACGTGTTCGTAGTTCATAAAATCGTAATCATATATACCTATTGTACTCACTCTATATCTCCATTTCTATTATCAATAACAATCCTACTTCCTTCTACTGCGCCGACCGTCTCAATTAAATGATAAGGGGTTTTACTATATTTCTTCGCGCGGAATGAATCATCATCTCTTACACCAATTACTATAATTTTATTTCCACGACTAAATTCACTTTTTCTTATAATTTTCTTAGTTCCGTCTGGCCTCTTTTCTGATAACTGTTTATCATACTCATTAAAGACCCCACCATAGATTTTAACTGTTACAACACCTTCGGTTGTGAGTAAAGTTACCATTTTCTTTGCTTTATCTCTATCAAGCACTGTACCGATTATTCGATGAAGCTTTAAGATTGGGATTAACTTACCTTTTATTGGAATATATCTTTCAACCTCTGGAGTTGTGGACAAATCAAAGAAATTTTCGAGCTTGTAAGCTTTCATATCTACATTGACCAACTCATGCTCGTGAATATAACAAGAAATTGAATCCATTTCCCATTTGCTTATACTTCCAAGACAATATTTATTCCATACATCTTCAGTTAAACGATTATTTACAGCTTCCAAAAGTTCTGCTTGATGTTTCTGAATAAACGGACGAATTATATCCATTTGTTTCTTATAAATTGTATCCCATTTAATCTGCGCGATTGCAAAACCACTTTCTGTATCTGCTGGTATTAATACATCTATATCAAAGTTATTTGAGAAGAAATTAAATGCAATATTGTTCATTCCATAATATTTGTCGTTTAATTTTAGTTTCTTTATATATTTATTAAAGTTATAAACTCTTCTTTGTAAATCATATTCATCTGGAATTAAACCGAACTCAATCAACATTTTCATATTCTGAAGAGTTATACGCTTCTTTGCATCACTTATTTCGTTTACATATTGATGCATTATGTCAATTCTATCACCAAATTCATCAAATGCGCCCGCTTTAATTAAATTTATCATTTGTGGCTTTGTAACTTTAACTCGTGCCATAAAATCTGATAAACTAATATATGGACGATTTAACATAATTGTTTTAATAAGGTCATCACCAATTCTTGTGATACCACTTAATCCATATCTTATCGCATTATCTTCAATATCTGGTGAGAAGGTATAAGTTGAGTTGTTGATGTCTGGCGCAGTTACTACTACACCAGTCATCTTTATTTTACCTATAGCGGCTGCAATTTTTCCATAGTTTGTTGCTTTTGTTTTCTTTTTCGTTTTAGTTGTAGTTTCCTCTTCATCATCTTCATCTTCGTCTTCAGCGCCCGCGCCAAATTCTTCGATGTTACAATCATAAGTTTCTTCAACTACAACTTCTTCTTTTTCTTCTTGTTCTTCCTGCTCGTTACCGCCAGCATCACTTATAAGACAAGCACAATTCCAAAAAATAATCGGATACTTATAAGCCAAATTCATTTCTTGAAGAGCGATAAGACTATATGCAAGTGTATGAGACTGATTGAATCCATAACCTTTACTCATTGCAATAAGTACGTCCCATACATAATGCGCGAAACGCTGGTCTACGCCCTTCTGCGCAGTTACTTCATAAAATTCTTTTGTAAGTGCATCATACTCTTTTGGATTCTTCTTTGCAATTGACTTACGAAGTTTATCCGCCCAAGTTAGTGTAAAACCGCCTAATTCTGGCAACTGAACAAGTTCCATAAATTGCTCTTGCGCGATACACAAACCGTATGACATTAAAAGAACTGGTTCGAGGATTTTCTTTTCTTTTTCACCTAAACCCCACTTCTCCATTTCTTTATCCCATTCATACGGATTTGCTTTAAATCTCGCAAGCTTTTCTGTTGGCATCTCTCCACCTTTTTCTTGCGCCATAAGACGAATTGTAGAATTCAAAATTGCTAAATCGTCTACAGAAGTCGGATGAAGAGTTGCAATTCCCTGTATACCAGACTGTTTCTCCATTTGGAACAAAGAGTTAATCTCGTGATTCCAAACCATCTTCCACATATCTGGATTATCTCTTTCTATATTATAAATACCTATTAAACTTTCATAAGTTTCTTTTAATGTTGACTTTCTTTCTGCATATCCATAATCACAAATCAAATCAATACAATTATGAATCTTATCCATCGCTTCAACAGAAAGTGCATCATACTTAATCAAACTTACATCTTCACAATCGTGAAGCTCAAACGCCGTACAAATCGTACCATCCGGCGCCCTCATCAATCCTGTTGACTCTGTGAATGGTTCATCAACAAATATAACTCCGCCTGCGTGAATACCACTTCCGCATATAAGTCCTTCTATATTGTGCGCCACGTTCCAAAGCTCAGGATAGTTTTGTGTCATTTCTATTTGGAACTGCTTAATCGGCGCCCAGTCATTTTCTTTATCACCATTCATACACTGGTCAAGACTTCTAAGTTGACCTCTATCTGCTGGAATCAAACTTGCAATATACTGCGCGATGTCTACATCAATTCCAAGGCCTCGCGCGGCTGTAAGAACTGCTGACTTAGATTTTTCTGTACGGAAAGTTGCTACATTTGCAACTCTATCTTCTCCATAGAATTGTCTGAACTTATTCAATACATCTGCACGTCTCGCGCCCTCTATGTCGAAATCTACATCAAGAACTGATACACGTTCTGGGTTTAAGAATCTCCAGCTAAATGTACGAGTTTTTTCTCTTAAAGGATTTATCTGCGTTATTCCTAACACATAAAGTAAGATAAATCCTACACCAGAACCACGACCAGGACCGACGAGACTTCCAGCTTCCCAACAAAGATCTATAATTTGTTGAAGATTTAAGTAATATGCACTCCAATGAGCTTTGTTAACTTGAGATGATACCCAAGTCATTTCAAGATTTGAATTTATCTCATTATATGCTTCTTCATTTTGAAGATCTGGATGAGATTCAATTCCTTCAATTATCGCATCACAAAGTTTATGATCGCCTTCATATTCCGATTCCATAAATGTTTTGAGATACGGAATTCTATCAAAATATTGAGATGGTGTGGAATCAATCTTTGGTTCTTTCCATATGAGGTCTGGAATCTTCAAAGGTTTCAACAAACTAAAATCTTCAATCTTATTTTTAATTCCTAAAATATTTTCATAAGCTCTATCTAAAACTTCTTTACCAAAATAAGGAAAATAACTTTCAAGTTCTTCTGTCCCCATCATATAAGTGGTCGCATAGAAGTCATCAACTTCTCTATCGCCATTTTGCGCGTTAAGATAAGCTTTATGAATAACCCTATCTTCTTTTTTAAGATAATGACTATCTGTTGTAATTATATAAGGAATATTAAATTCTTTTGAGAACTCTAAAAGTTTTTTATTAACTATAATTTGTTCTCTATTATTCGATGGTTGCATTTCAAAATAGAAGTCTCCGTGACCGAACACTTCATCCATCTGTTCAATCCAAAGTCTAAGTTTTGATTCATCAGTCCCTCGCAGGATTTGTGTTGGGAGCGCGCCACCCAAACAAGCGGTTGAACCAATTATATGGCCTGGATTTTCGCCTATAATATCAAATAAATCTTGATAATAAGTTGGAACTCTCCTCATGCCGCGCGCCATATATGAACGCATCCATGCACGAGTTGAAATTTCAAATATCTGCTTTGCACCAATCAAATCTTTCGCAAGCAAAATAAAATGATAATATCTATCATTTTCTCGATTATAATTCTGCGAATTAAGACCATTTCTGCAAAGATATATCTCATTTCCAAGAATTATTTTTAAACTTGGATATTTTTCTTTAAGTTTAGTTGCTATTTTCTGCGCTTTAATCCAACCACTTATACTTTCATGGTCAGTTAACGCTACTACTTCATGACCTAACTCTCCTGCATAATTAAATAAGTCATCAAGTTTATTAATACAATCGCGCAGACGAAGATTTGAGTAATCGCTATGATTATGTAAGCTTCCTGGATAATTCATTCTATTCTCCTTCATTTTCTAATATAATTATATCACAAATTAAATAAAAAATCAAGTTAAACAAAATAGGCAAGACATTGGTAATCTTCACTATAAAATAGACCTAATTCTTTCAATTGCTCTAAATCTTCGTTCTGAACGTCCATATCGGTAAGTGGCGACCAAAATAAGATTATATCATGTTCCGCGCCAATAACGACATGGTATTTATTTAATATTTGTAAAATTTTAATTAATTTCTCCATTAAAAATCAGTTAGCCTATCTTCTTTGATTTCATAATTCTCAATGAAAATTTGAGGAGTTATAATCCCATTCCAGTTATTGAGATTGGCCTTACCTACAATTTCCATTGTAATATCTCCATATTGCCTCAGCTCTTCAATCATATCTTTCGCGAAGAACTTCATATAAGCAATTCCATTCTTTACGATTTTAATTGTATCTTGGTTCTTACCCATTATCTGGACATTATCAAAATTAAAGTGGAGATCTTTTACATATATAAGTGGTTCTTCATTGTGCTGGCCCCAAACATTCTTGTACTTATTAAGGTCTACAATTAAATCTTCAAGGTCTTTCGAAAGGGCCTGGCGCTCAAACTGAACTTCATAGAAGCTATCTCCAAAATCATAAGCGAGTAATTGCTGATTTGCAAGCTCGTGAAGGCGACTTAGATTCTTGCTGTCGATTGAAATACCGGCCGCATTGTCGTGTCCTTGTACGTATTCGCAAAGACCAGTAGAATCAAGATAGTCTTTGAAAGAAGTAAGTTCTGAATTAGAGAGCCCTCTTATACTACCACGAATAAAGCCTTGGTCATTAAGCCGTGCGACTATAGTCGGACGCTTATAACGCTGGGATAATTGCATAGCAATTAATCCATTAAGCTCAGATGGGAATTTATCTTCAGGGTCGAGCCGTACAAATAGAATCTGATTTTCTAACAGGTCGTGCTTAAAAATTTTCTGTTCAAGGCGCGAGACTGCATCATCTTTAATTTTATTTTGATGGGTGCGCGCATTAACACATTCACGAGTTGATTCTACGGCTGCTTCTTCGAGTGTTCCCTTCGCGCCACGCTTAAGACAAGGAACCATATCATGGCCATCTATGAAGGCATGGAACATTCGTTCTTTTTCTTCTGTTGAGCCGACACGTATCATAGCGTTGATAAGAGGAACTATATAGAAAGCAACTGAGGTTGGATTAAGAGCATTGATAATGTCTGAATCTGTTGCACCCATCTTACCAGTAATTGAGTAGGCTTGCTTACGCGCGATTGAGAGGAAGAAGTAGTTGTAAATATGAGAGAATCCTTTCTTCCAAATATATTGGTTTTCTGTTTCAAGACTACTCATCATATCGCCACATACACCCAGTGCAGCGAGGTCTATAAGTTTATCTGACTCATTTCTTCCAATTGTTTCATCAAGTCCACGACAAAACTGATATACCATACCCGCGCCAGACAAGTCTTTATTCTTATAGTTAGGCGAAAGTTGATTGTTTATAACTACCATATTCGGCGCGAAGTTCGTATCTTCAACTAAGTGGTGGTCAATTACAAGAACTGGACAAGTAATTTCTTTTGCATAGACACTATCATTAGAACCTGCATCCGGAACAATTACGAGATTAAAGTTTTCTTCTGAAATTTCTTCCCAATGCTCTTCAAGACCATGCGCCTTTCCGTCATGGATGTAGTGAGTGATTTCACAATTAGGATAAATTGCTTTAAGGTACTGATGGATAATTGTCGCACTCGTAAATCCGTCTACATCGCAGTCTACTACAAGACCAATTCGCGCATTGGGTCGAAGCTTTATTATAAGCTCAATTCCTTTTTCAATATTTTTGAGGTCTTTCCATGACTGAAGACAACTTTCATCTGGATTAAGGAACTTGCCTACATCTTTTACGCCTCGCGCGCGAAGTAAATTTTCTCCATAATCTGACTTTATGTTTTCATTTACTAATTTAACCTTCATTCTTCTTCCACTCTTCTTTCTCTCTATAGAACTCTTCGTAATCAAACCACTTGTCTTCAATAATATTGCCGATTTTCTTGGCGGGATACCCAAATCCATTAAGCTCTACACGAACGTATTTGCCTTTTAAATCGCTAAACTTGTCTACTCCTACCACGCTCATGATAGACATAATTTCTTCTATGCCCTTAGAGGTACCTTCAAATTCTTTCTCCCCAGAAAGTACTCGTCCAATTGCAACGTTGCCAAAGCCAATTGACCATCCATCTCCTTGAAGTAAAAGTTCTACGCAAAAGAAGCCGTGGTCTTCTATGCACAAATCTGCGGATTCTATTATTGCATTTTTTATTCCTTTCATTAGATTTTAATCCTTTCCTTTAATAACTTTATAAAAACTTCTTCTCCATTATCACTTGGAGAATCTTTTAATTTACTTAGGCCTTTCCTATCATAAATGAAACTCATATTACAATAGTTTTTATACTTATTACACATAGACCACAATTTATTAAAGTATTTATCTTCACCTTGAAGTTCTTCGTTATCATAACATACAACGATTTCTCTTGGGTGACAATATCGCATTAATAAATCTACTTGGTATTTATTTAGATTAGACCCACACGATGCGACCGCACAATGAGGTAGGTCGAAACTTTCAAATTGAAGACAAGATTTCTCACTTTCAAAGATATAGGCTACTTCATATTTCTTTATTTCTTCTTTATTGAAGTTTAATCCATAAAGATTAAGAGAAAGTGGGTGGCTATACCATTTACCCTCAATTTGAACTGGCATATATTTGCCTACATTTTCTACTTCCCATTCGTTTAGGGCGCGGCCACGTATTCCGACGAGGGCGCCGGACGCATCAAAATGAGGAATTATTATCTTATTTTGAGAAATACTATATCGAATATCATACTTGTCCATCGCTTCTCGCGAGATATGATCTTGAAGCCATTCTACTGGATACTGTTTCACAAAACAATCAAGAAGTCCAATCGGATAGGTTGGAAGTTGCTTTCTTTGTTTTTGTTCTGCGTACTCCGCGCGCAGTGTTGTCCATGCGCTTCCGTTGGAGGCCTCGCGCGCCTTAGAAGCAGAACAAGTAAGCACAACTTGGAATATATCTTCATACCAGTCATATTCTATATTCCGAGTATCATAGTAGTGCTTTAAGAACTTAAAAATCGAAAGTGGACCACACTCAGTATAGCAATAAAACATATGAGTGTTTTTATAGTAATATAATTTCTTTGAAGCCTGAGATGGGTCTTCATTATGACAAATTGTACTACACATTAAATAATCTTCTTTTTCGATGACGTCTGCGCCAAGTTCGATTAAAAGATTCTTTACTTTTTCTACTTCAAGATTTTCAACTATACTCTGATAATCAATCATTCTTCATTTCTTTCAATATTTTTAATTGCTCTGTATACACACTAATTTGTTCATCTTCCCAACTCTGAACATATTTGAACGAACCGCCAATTCCTTGAAGAACATTTAATCTTGAATCTGTAGCAAACAAATCTTTTTTTCTTAAATTCCCTAAGTCTACATCGCTCCAAATTCGAACTTGATTCCATTCTCCACTTCTGACTTTATATATATCAGTTACAATGTTCGGTTCAAAACTAATTCCATTTTGAGTTTTAAAGAACTCCAATTCTTCTTTAGTGGGGCGCGCCATAATCGCACCAATATCAGCTTTATTAATAATTGATCTACTTCCAGCTATAGAAGATTCATTTCTTATATCTTTATTATTATCTGCATTTGCATTAACCTGAGTTGAACTCATCATAAATATTTGAAGTTCAACCGCTAAATCCTTCAAAGCTGTGGAGAACATTAATAAGATTTCATCATTTCTTAAATTAAATCCCTTAAACTCATTCAGCAACGACGGTGAAATAAAAATATAATCATAGAATACATATTCAATATCGTGCATCAATACGTTTTCTCTAACCATATTCTTTACAAGTTCAATCGTTGGATTGGGCATCCTTATAATATAAAAATTTTCTTTATACTGTTCAAGAATCCAAAGTGCTTGTTTGATTATAAGCTTTTCCTCATCGGTAAATCCACCATATCTAAATTTAGTTTCATTAAAACCAGTAAGATATGCAAGTATCATCTTTTGAATTTCTTTCGCACTTTGCTCAGTTGCTATGAACAAAACTTTCTTATTTCCGCCTTCTTGTACCCATTCTCCAGTATCAACATTTCTTCTAATCGGAAATGCCAAATAACAAGCATCACCTACTGCTTGTCTTGTCTTACTTACACCAGAACTACCACTTCTAAGAACAAAGACTCCTTTTCTCGCGCCGGCCAGCACTTCATTGAAGATTTCTCCTTGAATCGGCGCGCCAATATCAACTCTGTCATTAGCTTCTTCTATTATTTCTTCAATACCTTCAAAAACATCTATTGTTTCTGTCGTATCGTTTTGAATATATTCTTTCTCTACTCCTAAGAGCTTACGTTTGATTGCTTCAACAATATCGCTAATTTCAAGTTCTTCAAATCTTGCATTAACTTCGTAAGATTTAGGATCAGTTGGGTCATCAATATAAAACTCTTTTGTATCGAAGCCTTTATTCTTAAAAGAATCAAGTAAATTAAATTTCTTTAACTTTTTATAATAGTAAGGAAAATTCTGTTCTTCACATAGAAATTCTGCGTCTTGTAAATATTCAATTCCTTTTTGCTGCTTAAATATAACTTTCGCGCCATCATTAGTACTTAAATAGTTCTCTACATCAATTGGCTGAATACGCTCCGCGCCATTACGATATAGATTTTCAATAGCCATAAAGATATATTTATCTAATCTATAATAAAAATCTTGTGGCGTTAAATTATATTTATCTGACTCACTCAAATATTGTGGATGTTTCATCAACGCTCCAAATATCTGTAAGATTGTTGATTTATCTACCATTTCAACCTCTAAATGTCATCTAACGACCACTTCGATTTATCTTTCTTTGTGTTTTTCTTTTGGACAATAGTTTGTACTGGTCGTGTGTCACGCGCTTTAATTTCCGCGATGATTGCATCAAGTGTACCTGCTTTCTGCATTTCACGATTTGCCCAATATTCAGCAGAACGAGCATAGATATTTGGTACTATACCTATTCCACCCATAGCCTTTTCAACTTCTCCTTTTTGCACATCGTAAAAATATTTCATGGCAAAAAAGATTCCTTTCGGAGTCATGTTGCGCCCAGGCTTTATAAAGTTACTCCATTGATTTTGAAGCTTCGGAAAATTAATTGACATCTTAACATCACGATAAAGATAGTCAACTAAAGCTTCATACCAAAAATCTGCTTCCATATCGCCTTGTGGGTTATCAAGATTTTTCTTCCATATTTCATAACAACTTTTATGATAATATGCTTTTTGCCCTTCAAGGACGGCTTCTTCTAAGTCTGTATTGAAACGTTTCTTACATAAACGACACATAACTATATGAGCCATTCTAAAACTCCTTTCTATACTTTTTCTATAATAATTATACCATAATTTTACGAAAAAGTCAAATTAAAAATAGACGGAATATAAAAATTCCGTCTACTCTTAAATTAATTAACTTATATCATTTCTCTCATTTCTTCAACTGCAAGATTTAAGAGATCGGCCTGGTCTTCTGTGAACTCAGAAAGTTTCATCTTATGACCCATTATCATTTCAATCTTCTTTAAAATGATAGCCGCATTGTTCTCATCTCTACTTATAAGTTCGGACCAAAGTTTCTGAGCTTCTGCACGCACCTTATAGAAATCAGTTGTTTCTACTGTGGTTGGTGTAAGTGTATCCACAACTGTAGCACCGTTCTTCTCTTCCATTTCGATAGCTTCACTTAAAGCATCGACAAATTCTTTATATCCAAACTTAATTCTTGGAGCGAGATATTTAAATCTACTACCAGCACTTATTGTAGGAGTAGCTCTTGTTTGAATCCAGCGTTCAGATTCACCCTTTTCATTCCAAGTCTGAGTAATAACACCAATAATATCTACAAGACCATTTACAATCTTTAGACATCTATTGTTGAGGTCTGGCTTATAACCGATAGTCTCACCATTGTCATCCTGAGTCTCCCTAAGGTGACAAGTCATTATAAGACCATAACCCAGCATTGTGATTCTGCGCAGGCTCTGCTCAAATTCTTTTGAGAGTGAAGCGTAGCCACCACCATAAGGGATATCCCCTATCTTCTGAACACCGGCTTGCTGGCAAATAAATTTTTCACATAAATCATATGCGATACCTACAGTATCAATACATATGGTTGCAAACTTATCTTTAACTTCTTGTTTTTCAAGTTGTTTAAGAGTGAGTTTAAAATCTGCCCATTTCTCAATGGGTTGCACATATGCACCAGGACGTGCGTTAGTACCTTTTTCAAAAGCCAGTATAAGTGCATCTGGCGCGAGAGTACAGAACTCTGTCTTGCCGATTTTTGGCGAACCGGCAAGCAGAATGTACTTTTCTCTTAAATCTTTGGAGATAACACTAGGCTTGAGATTAAGTAAATCAATAGCCATTTATACCTCCTTAGAATCCCAGATCCATCTTACCTTTCTTTGTAGTCTGCGCCGGAGCCTTCTTACTAACGTTGTTAGTCTTCATAGCCTCAAGACGCTCTTTTCTCTCTGCCATAGCCTTACGGATATCATCAACAGAGAATGCGAATTCATCATCAAGAGGAGCCTGGGCGCCACCTGTAACGAGGAACTCACTTACATTAATAGTTTTAACCTTTTCTATTGGTTCACCAAAATCAACTTCTTCAAGTACAGTCTGTGTAGAAGAAGAGAAATTAAGTCTACCACTCGCGCGATAGCAGTTACCAGATTCCCAATAATTCTCAATTGCACTGATAACATTTGGATTTGTAGCGTGAAGAGGAACTACATCTACCTTTTCACCATACTGAGGAACGATTGTAACTATATTGAGCTTAGGTGGATCAAGTTCAACGCCCTGAGCATCTACCATTCTAGAAATCTCAGAGACCATAAACTCAAGTGTGAATGTTGCTTCCGGCTTGAATGTACCAATTACACGAGAAGCGAAAGACGCATGAATACGAGGAGAAGAAACCATAGTTCCATTCTGACCGATAAATTCATTCATTCTAATCTGTGCATTAGTGATTCTTACCTTATCAGCACCTTCCTTACTACCACAAGCCGCGATAGAGATGAAGTCCTTCATAATAGTTTCGATAGACTCATAAGAAGGATTAAGCTTACCTGCCTTAGTATACTTTGTAGAGAACATGTATACAGGGACTTCAAGAGTTGTGGGAACCTTATTAATTTCCTGCTCTACAAGAATCTTAATACTTCCTCCAACTGTTTCTACCGGCGCGCCGTCCTTTACAAAAGAACCATACTTTAAATCAATTTCACTTAAAATTCCTTCAATCTTTACTTTGTTTTCTGCCTGTCTAAGCATTTAATTCTTTCTCCTATCTGTTTTACTTTGCTGTTCTTTTGTAATCATTGGGGAGCCGAAGCTCCCCTTATTACACGATTTAATTACTCTTCCTCAGAGGGAACGAAGTTCATCCCAGCCTCTGTGAGCTGAATGTAAGTTACGGGCTTGTCTGCGCCTTCAACTTCTACCTTGTCACGATAAGCGAGCTCGTTCTTAACGAGACTGTTTACACGACCAGTAACAGAATTAGTTGCGATTCCGAGACCTTCTGCAAGCTCTGCAGTGCTAACGCGGCCGCCATGTGCCTTGATGAAATCAAATGCTTCCTGTGTCTTTTCCTTAAGTACCATTGTTTTTTCTCCTTTTTATCCGCCATTTTATTTTAATTATTTTAGTTTAGTTTTTGTTGGGCGGCCAACCATTTTTTTGAAAGTTTCTCTTTAACTTTCTTACACATATATTATAACAGATTTTTACAATATATTCAAATTTTATAACTGACTTAATTTTGTAATTTTTGAATTTTCAGCTAATTTAATAGACTTAACACCCTGCGCGCCGCGTGTGAGTAGCGGAATATCAGAAACCTTTATTCTGATCTGCGCATTGGACGAAACTACTAAGATATCATTTGAATTGTTGATTGGTAAAAAGTCACAAATCTTATCTGCATTTTGAATCTTTACCCCTTTCGTCGCGCGCCCTGTAATCTTGAATTCAGTAAGTGAAGTACGTTTTATGTGACCTTCTTCTGAAATAGATACAAGCTCCGTTGTATCAGGTTCAATAATCCGTGCATTGGATATATGGTCACCTTCATTTAGTTTCATTCCGATTACGCCGCGCGAAACACGACCAATAGGTCTAATATCTGAAGTAGTAATCATAATGAAGTTACCTTGTTCAGATACCATACCAATCTTATCATCGTTTGTGAATACAATTGATACTATTTCATCACCCTGGTCAAGCTTTATTGCTGTCGCTCCTATGTTTCGCTTTAGGTTATATTCGCTTAGTTCAGACTTCTTTATAATTCCATTCTTCGTAACGAATATAATATATGGTTTAACATTTAATTTTTCAACTATGGCGCCAGCAATTATATGCTCATAAGGTAATGTCGTCACAAAATTTGAAAGATATTGTTTTTCATCTATTATAAAATCACTCATCTTCACATGGTAGAAATTTCCATGAGAAGTAAAGAACAATATTGTATCGGTATTTTCACCAATTATATTATCTACAATGTATTCGTCTTTTTCAAGCTTGAATTTAGTTCCAACTCCGTTACGCTTTTGAGTGTAAAGGGATGAGACTTCAGATACATATACTGCGGCATTGTTAGTAAAGGAGAGTGAGAGCTGTTTGCGTTCAATAGGTTCACTATCATTTCCTTCTGCCAATTCAATAACTTTAGTCCGTCGAGCGTCTCCAAAAATTCTAGATACTTCTCTCCATCCATTTTTTAATTGTTCCTTAAATAATTCTTCATCTTCAAGAATAGAGTGGATACGTGTTGCTTCCTTCTCTAAGGTTTCACGTTCATCTTCAAGTTTTTTGACTTCGAGGTGCGCGAGACGGCTTAGCTTCATGTCAAGTACGGCTTTTGCTTGGATTGCGTCAAGAAGGAATTTCTGCTGCAACGCAACAGAGGCTGCCGCCGCGGACGCAGAAGATTTAATTGTATGGACTACCTCATCTATGCTTGCCATACAAATCAAAAGTCCATCAATTATATGAATTCGATCTTCTATCTTTTTGAGGTCAAACTCAAATCCACGTCTATAAACTTCGCGCTCATGGTCTATATGCGCTTGAAGCATTTCTTTCCAAGTAAACACTTTTGGAAATCTACCATGGTCAAGCATTGTGAAATTTATACCATAGTAATATTGAAGTGAAGTATTCTTGTAAAGATAACGAAGAACTTTATCTGGATTCGCTTTTTTAGAAAGATAGATTTTTATAAGTGGAGTTTTACCAGTAAGGTCATTAAATCTATCTACTCCTGGGTTATCTTCTCCATTTATAATTTCTTCAAGTTCTCCACAGATTGTATTTGTATAAACTCCATAAGGAATTTCTGTTACTACGAAACAACGCTCCTTTGTATCGAAGTCAACTACACTTCTAAGCTTACAAGCAAATCCGGTTCCATTTTTCATAGATTCTTTTACTTGTGCTTCGTTATAGAGAATTCCACCCGTCGCAAAGTCGGGCGCGCAATATATGTCTTTAAAGTCACAGTCTGGATTATCAATTAGATATATAAGTGCATTATTAAGTTCTTTTAGGTTAAACTGCGGTACAGACGAAGCCATACCGATACCTATGCCTTGCGTGCCATTTACAATATTATAAAAACCTTTAGACGGCAAGACACCGGGGAACTGTTTTGTATTATCATATGAATCACGCCATTCGTCTATCGTATCTTTATCTATATCAGAAAAAAGAATATCAGAAATCTTTGAAAGACGAGATTCTGTATATCTCATCGCGGCCCAATTACCACTTTCAATAAGTGTACCAGCATTACCTTTTACATCAACAAGAGGATATCTCATCGCAAATGACTGGCCCGCACGCATTATAACACCCTCACAAGAACTGTCACCATGGATATAGAAGTCAGCCATAGCCATACCTACAGCATTAGCAGTCTTCTTGTATGGATTACTACTTGTGAGCTTATGAAGTTTCATTGAATAAAATATCTGGCGCGCGGACGGCTTGAGGCCATCGCGCACGTCAATAAGGGCACGACTTTGTAAAACCGCACCCGCATATTGTTTCATTGAATCTTCAATTATTGGTTTTAAATTACTCATCTATATTACCTCATTATATATATTAATTATAACATAAATATATATAATTTTCAAATCTTTATTCTCTAATTTCCGAAAAGTCAATTTCATTCATAATGAATTCTCTGCGTGGCTCAACGTTGCTTCCCATTAAATCGTAAAGTAGCTCAATCGCATCTTCCGAATACTGCATTACATCCATTCTCTGATACTCTTTCGTAAACATCGAAGCGTGCGCCGTCTCCGCGGGAAGTTCACCAAGACCTTTCGCGCGGGTAACTTCACCTTTTATCTTCGCTCTATCTTTACTAAATTCTTCATCGGTAAAGTAGTAAGATTCTTTTCCTCTATTATTTACAATATAAAGTGGCGACCTAAGCCAACACAGGCGCCCTTCGCGTATAAACTCTGGCGCGAGATAGGTAAGTGCGGCCATTATCAAAAGTCCTATATGGTAGCCATCTGAATCTGCATCAGTACAAATTGCAAGTCTTCCATAACGAAGTTTCTTTGAGTCGTATTTACCTGGAGTTATATTCATCGCAGAAAGTAAGAGTTTTATTTCTTCGTTTTGGAAAATCTTTTCTTCGGGATTAGAAAGACAATTTATAATCTTTCCGCGAATTGCAAGTAATCCATATTTTGTATAATCACGAGCCTGTGACATACCACCCATAGCAGAATTACCCTCTACGATTAAAAGGGTTGAATCTTGTCCAAGAAATTCTGCGTCTTTGAGTTTATCAGAAGCAAAGACTTTTTTCTTTTGGTTCTTTTCTACTTCTTTGACTGCGTTAAGAACTTGTTGACGAGCTTTTTCTGCGGCGGCCTCTGCGCGAGCCACTTTCTTTAGTAATTCGACGATTGTATTAAATTCATCTTTGTACTGTGACGCCATCTTCTTTAATGCCGCAGAGAAAGCGTTAGAAGCCATAGTTCGCAGATTAGCGTTGTTAATTTTAGATTTCGTCTGGTTAGCAAAAGAAGGATTCGCCACGGAGCAATTAATGACATAAAATAGATTTGCTCGTATGCTGTCTCCATCAAAATTTTGCCGTGACAGCGAGTTAAACGTACGTGTAACTGCGGTCTTTGCACCGGTGGTCGGAGATCCTCCGTCTGGGCATAAAAGGCCATTAACGAAGACAAAACTCTCCTCATGTTTCGATCCCCATTGAAAGGCAATTTCGAGTTTATCATTTCCATCTGTAACACTTTCTGTAATTATATGTTGGTGAAGTGGATTTTTAATATTATCTTTTACAAAATCTGCAATACCACTCTTTGCACAGTATGTATTCTTTTTACCAGTTTTAAGATTATAAATATTAAATGTAATTCCACTATAAAGATAGCTAATATTTTTTATATCATTACAAATTCTATCGTAAGAATATTGTATAGGTTCATCTTTAAATACTTCAGGATCTGGAGAGAACTTTACAAGTGTTCCATTAGTATGAGTTGTATCAAACTCATTATAGCTTACAAGATCTCCTTTCATAAACATCGCGCGAGCCATGCGTCCATCTCTGCAACTTTCAACCATAAAATCTATTGATGAAAGGCAAACGCATTTTGCTCCAATACCATTAAGACCCGACACGTTCTTGTATGCACCATCTTCAAACTTACCACCAGTATGAGATTTAGAGTAGATAGAAACAAGTACATTTTCTCCATCTTCACGAATACCAAAAGGAACTCCACGACCATAGTCTTGAACTTCTATTGTATTATTTTCTTCGTCTACAGTAATATCTATCTGTTTACCATAGCCGCAGAGAGCTTCGTCTGTACTATTGTTCACTATCTCCTTAAATGCTTGATAAGTACCTTCATTATCAGCACTACCAAGATACATCTGAATACGAGTACGAACGCCTTCTTTAAAACTTAATGATTTTATATCATCTATTCCATAATTCATTTATGTTTAATTCCTTCCTTATATTGCGCGAGGTCTAAAATTCCACCATGTTCGTTCCAATCATCGAGTATGTCTCCACGAGGGTTTATAATGACATCATTTATTTCAATCATATCTTCAAGTGAATTATTGTTTTCATCTACAATATTATGATAAGTTAATTTCGAATAACACATTGTACGATGAAATTTTATGTTCGGCGCTATCTGACAATCCCATCTAAAAGAACTATAGTGAAATTCACATTCATTCATTGTCTTATTAAAATCTTTAAGTAGTTCTTTTAAAATCTTATTGGATTCCATATTATAAAGATTATCAAATCCTACTCCAACATAGTTGTCTCTAAATTGGATTCCATTAACTATTGAAAAGTCTTTAAATCTATCTACAACTTCATGGGCATAGGTTGCTTCTTCTTGAGTGTATAGAACACAATTAATTCTCACAGGGATTTGTAGATAAGACAAAAATATGTCATTACTTTCAACTACATAATCCTTTACATGGCGCGAAATGTTAAGTCCTGTAATCACATTCTTCCATTTATTTAAGATGTATATATCTTTCTTTTCAACTGGCAATGTTGTATTAATAAAAACTTTATGGCGCGCGCCCTGTAAATTCATTAACTCTATTGACATCAACATTCTTTCAAGTAAATGAATTGAAGCCAAGGGCTCACCACCAGTAATTACAAAATCACAATTAGGAGTTATCTTATTCATAACTTCCATTGATTTGATAACCTTATTCATATCAAAAGCAGGATTATCTTTGTAATCTTTTTTATTAATACAAAAAGGACAATTATTCTTACAGTCATAAGGTGCGAATATTGTAACTGTCGCGCCATCTTTAGGAACTATATACATCTATATCTCAGATTCTCCTTTTATTTTCTAAATATATTATATCACAAAAATAAAAAGAAGTCAAATATTGACTTCTCTTATTGAATGGTATATATATTCATTAAATGGGATTGAGTATAATGGCGCGTGTCTGTCGCACCATGGAGACATACTTTCCGTTGAAACTTTAGTGGCCGGCGCCCCGCAAGCACAGCAGGTCTTTGCAGACAAATCTTCATAGCGAGTCATTATAGAAATAATTTCATTTGTTTGCCAATTAGTATTAAAACGAAGACTACCAAGTTTATCTTTTACTTCTATAATTTCAAAATTTTCTATTGCTGCGGAAGGAAGCTTTAATAAAGCATTTTGTAAATCGTCGCACATCCTTTCTCCAAAAGCTTTCCACCACCCCTTAGGAATACTTTTTTTAATTTGTTCTCTCCACTCATTCGAAGCTAAATTCATTTTTCTTCTCCTTCTCTGGTATACTCATTACAATTAAATTGTCTCTTGCGCGAGTGGCTGCGACATAGGCTACATTAAATTCTTCATCATTACGGTTTCTTTCGAGAACGCCTACCATGATTACGTTCGACCACTCAAGACCCTTCGCGCTATGTATGGTTAATAACTTCACAGTATTAGAATCCATAATGTTTTGAAGTTGCTCTCTGTCAAGATCTCCTTGTTTAAAAGTTGCATAGGGTATATGAGCATTTTCTAAATAAGGAATTATATTGCTAATTTGGTCATTAGTCCTTGTTAGAATTGCCCAATCTTTATAATTCGGATTTAACGCAATATTCTTTACAATGGCTCTTGGAGAATAAGGAATTTGTTGAATTTGTCCTCCTGGGCGCAGTGCAATTGAATCATCAGATTGGCGTATCCGGCGCAGATATCCTTTTGCAAACACAAGAATATTATTTCCGTTTCGGTGATTTTCATTCATTGAAAAAGTATGAACATCTGGTTGGCGGCTAAGATTGCGAAGAAGGCGCGGGTTGCTGCCGTTCCAACGGTAAATACATTGTCGTAAATCACCTACTACAAAGAAGCATCTTGGCTTAATCATATCGAACATAAACTCAAATTGCTTGTCATCAGAGTCTTGGGCCTCATCGAGTAAAAGCCATTCAATCGGCCAAATACACTGTTGATTCTTTTTTATAAGAGAAAAGAGTTTGTCAAATTTTTCTTTTTCAAGAATCTCTGTAGTGCTGATGCCATTGCGCACGAGCATTTGATTTGCAAGGGAGTGGATTGTGCCTATAAACAGACCTTCTTTGTAGTCCGCGCCAAGTCGATGTTTAAGTTCTCCTGCGGCCATATTGGTAAAGGTTATAACTACTACTTCTCTTGGATTGGTGTTCGCACGAAGTATTTGACGAACTTTTTCTGTTAAGAGGGCTGTTTTACCAGAGGCTGCAGCACTATTTACTACTATTTTATTATAAGGTGCATTTAAAATTTTTGTTTGAAGTGTTGATAATTCCATTTAACCTACCTTCATATTATAACCATAATGGGTTGTATCGTAAAATGTAATCCAATATTTTTCTCTTTCACCAAGCTTTTCTTTTGAAACTTCTTCAAGTAGTTCCCAAGTGAAGTTCTCAACTCCATACTGGCGCAATGCACGCTGGAATTGAGAATCAGCAACTCCATCGAGACCTTCTGCAGCCTTTATGTGATTAATCCAACGAGAAGCAACTGTAACAGATTTACCAATATAGATTTCTTTTGTTTCGATGTTGGTAACTTTGTAGATGCCTGATGGATCTTTGCCTTGAAGAACTCGTTTTGTCATTTCTTTCGCAGGTTTTGAGATATAATTATCATACAATAATTTGTTTAGAGTTTCAAATTTGTAAATTTGTGGACGAATTGAATTGATAATGTCAATATCGTGTTTTGCGTCGGGTGTGAGTTGGATACGATAGAATTCTTGTTGTTCGTTGATGGCGCGAGACCGAAGAATTTCTTGGTTTATGGCTTCGCGCTTTGTACGATAGTCTTCTATTTCATCAAATAAGCGTTTAATTTCTTCTTTTTGAATTGAAATTTCATTATTATATTTTTCTTTATTCCAGTCGTATTCGTATTTCGCGGCTTCCTGCGCGGACTCAGACCATTCTTCTATTTCTTTGTCGAGTTGAAGAAGTCGTTTTTCTTTTTCTTTTTCAATTAATTTATTGAGTTCTTCTTCACGAATTTTTTGAAGAGAAGAATTAAAATTTTCCTTCTCTTTTATCATAGAATTAAGTGAAGATAAAGTTGCCTCTTTTACTGAAAGTTTAGCTTCATTATTTAGGATTTGCTTCTTTATTTCTTCAAGTTTATCTGCTTCCGCTTTACATTGAAGAATTGTAATATTTTTAATTTTATCTGCTTCATTCTGCGCTATTTCTTGTATCTTTTTTTGATACTCTTCTTCGTATTTTTTCTTAGTCTGTGCGCGAAGTAAGAAAAATAAGATTACAATTATTATAATACTTATTCCAATAATGTAAAAATATTCCATTTATTTTTATATTACTCCTATTTTATTTCAAATATATTATATCACATTTTTATTTAATTTGCAAGTTTTAAAATTTAAAGTTTGAATTTCAGAAAAAAATATGGTATAATATTAATATAAAGTAAAAGAGTAGAGTTTTTAATGATAAAGTTTACTTAATATAAAGGAGATTATATGAAAAATTTTATTGATGGAATTAATTTTTGGGAACTTGAGGCGCAAAAGTATTGGTCAATGCCTTCAACTTGGGACCAGGATCGTAAGAAGCACGAAGTAGAAAGCGCAATTTTTTCTGGCGATTATATTGGTTCCCGCAAAATGGACGGAGCCTTCTTTAAGTTTATAAAAGATGAAGACGGCGCGATGTCGTTGATCGGGCGCAGCAAAAGCGTCAAAGGCGATTACATCGACAAGATAGGCCATGTTCCTCAATTAATTCCATTTTTTGATTCACTTCCAAATGGGACTTGTTTGATTGGGGAGTTATATTTCCCTAACAATGAAGGCTCTAACCATGTGACTACAATAATTGGCTGTCTTGAAGCCAAGGCGCGCGAGCGTCAAGAAAAGGGAGAAAAGCTTCACTACTATGTGTTCGATGTACTCGCATTCAATGGCCGCGCGCTCTATAAGCAGAGCATAGAAAAGAGAATCGAGGTACTGCAGAACATTTCCTATGGTTTTGACGGAGAATATATCGAGTTTGCAGAATACTTTGAAGGCAAGGAACTTTGGAATCAACTCCAGTCGATTCTTGCTTCTGGCGGTGAAGGTATTGTAATTACAAAGAAAGGTACTTGCTACCAGCCAGGAAAACGTCCCGCGCGGCAGACATTTAAAGTGAAGAAAGAACTTCAAGAAACAATTGATGTAGTTGTTCTTGATGCAAATCCTCCTACAAGACTTTATAATGGAAAAGAAATTATGAGTTGGCAGTATTGGGAAGATTTGAAGACTGGAGAACGACTTAAGGGAAGTTTTTATAAAAATTATAGTGATGGTGAAGCTATTGAGCCAGTCACAAAAAACTATTGGAACGGATGGGCTGGTAGTTTAGTTATTGGAATGAGAAAAGATGATAAGTTGGTTGTAGTTGGATCACTTAGTGGAATGACGGAAGAAGTCTTGGCTAACTGGAAGGATTATAAAGGAAGAATAGCTGAGATTACTGGTATGCAGATAATGGAAACTGGTGGAATACGTCACCCAAAGTTTATACAATGGAGAGATGATTTAACTGCAAAGGATACTGATTGGTATAGAAGTTTCGGTGAGGAAAGGAGTTAATGGCAGACACATATCATGCGATTAAATTATATAAAACAACTGCAAATAGTACAACTAGTTCTAAACGAGTTGGAATTAATGTAACAGATAGTACTGTAACTACAGGTTATGCGCTCTATGTAAATGGAGCGATTAATGTAACTGATAGTTTAAATACAAATAGTTTAAATACAGGTGATTTAGTTGTAACTGGGAGTAGTAGTTTTACCAATGGAGTTACTGTTGGTGGTGAATTAAAATTTAATAAAATTTCTGCGCCGACAGCTTCTGGTGGCACAACTTATGGCAATGGTACTAGTGGACAGGTTCTAAAATCTAATGGCACTACTGTATATTGGGCAAGTGATAGTAATAGTGATACTAAAGTCACTCAAGCTGCAGCAATAACAAATGATGGAGCATACCCAATAATTTTAGGATATAATACAGCAACAACTGCAGTTACAAATACTGTAAATAAAACTTCCACATTAACATATAATCCATCTACAAAAGCCCTTAAAACTGGGTTGGCTACTACTGCTAATGCGATTGCAATATATTCAGATGCAAACGGTACTCTCTCCACAAAAGCGACTGCATCTGGCGCGGCGTATGCAACTTCCGCTAACGGAGCGCTTACCTTTGGCACGCTTCCAGTGGCTCAGGGCGGAACTGGACGTACTGCATTAACTGGTTCTAACTCTCTTCGTAATGATCTTGGATTTGGTACAGGAACTGGTGCACTTCCTGTAGCTAATGGTGGTACGGGTGTAACTACAGTAGACCTGCTTGCTTTAGCGAGAATTACTGATCTTATTGGAGCAACTACCGAATATTACGAAACGCAGTCGATAACAAGCACGAGCACTTCCGAAACAGCTAAAGTTTACACAGTGGTCGGTAGTGGAATCGTAATAGCAAGTGCAACTACAGTTACTGGTATGGATAATGATTATGGTAGCACAGGAGCACGAATTCTAAAAAATGATGTGCTTTATGCTTATAACACAAACAGGGTAGATGTTGCCACACCTTACCAGCTTGGCGCTAACTGCGTTGCAGTAATGAAAGTAGTTAACGGAGATAAAATAAGTCTTGGCGGGTTTAGCACTAAAGTCGGAACAAAAAATCTATACAGAGTTTTACTGGCTATAGGTTGCACACTAACAACATCATAGCAGGATAGTATATGGAATAAGTTATATTTGGGAGAAATATAAATAAATGTCCTCCTATGAAAAACTCATAACTTCAATCCTCCAAAAATCTCGAACTAATTTTATTCCCGAATACCAACCACCCGACCTTCGCGCGGGCCTCTATCGTTTCGACTTCTATCTTCCCGAATTCAACGCAATTTTAGAAATTAATGGGTCGCAACACTACATCTATACCTCTCACTTCTACAAATCTAAATCCGACTTCTTAAAAGCTCAAGAGCGTGATCGACGCAAAATTTCATACTGCCTCGCGCGAGGTATAAAGCTTTATATAATCCCTTACTGGGATATCGAACACATCCACACATTAACCGATATCTTAAATCCTATCTACCTCGCACGAAGTAAATTTCATAATGATGAAGCTTATCGTTCTCATTTTTCTAAAGACATAACTCGTTAATGCTTACTTAAAAATGGAAAAGTAGTAGCGAGGTTTTGACAATGGAATTCATAAAAGACATCGCGGCTATTGTTGGTTGTATTGTATCAATTATAACACTTTTAACACTTACAACTAAACATGGCCGTAATTTTATTATTAAACTGTTTAAAAAGCATACAAGGGAATTGGTTGAAACTAATGAAAAGCAAAATAAAGCTATCAATGATATCAATGATACTTTAAATATTATTTTGCAAAAATTAGATGTACTTGAAGAAGCATCGAAGCAAGAATGTAGAGATGTAATTAAGAATATCTATTATAAGTATTATATGACCAAGAAAATTCCTTTATATGAAAGAAAAACAGCAGACAAGACTTACGAGTTGTATACCAATCAATTAAAAGGTAATAGTTATGCAACTTTATTGTACTCTGAAATTTGCAAGTGGGAGATTGATACACTTGTGGATAAGGATTTGGCTGAAGATTAGGAGGATTGAATGGCGAAGATTAGTGACTACGTTATGAGTAGTGGATTTAATAAGAATATTTTTCTTGAAGGCAAAGAAGAAGTTGATATGAGTAAGTTTGGAAAGGGTTTCTTTCCGGGAAATGAAGTTTTAAATCCAAAGGAAGTAGAGGAGGAAGAAGAAACTCCAAAGGGAGAGGAACCTAATGTCTAAAATTTATGACTATGTAATCAATAATGAAGTCAATAAGAATGTGCTGAAGTCTATTGTAGCGGCTGAAGGCGGCGAAGAGTCTTGGGAGACTATCTTTGAAGGCGAAGTGACGACGACCAATAATGGCGGTCCACTCAATGGTGGTAACTTTGGAGATAATCTGCTTATTCAAGACGATACTATAAAAGTCACTTTTAATGGTAAAGAGTACGTGTGTAATAAAAACGTAATATCGCAGGGTAGTATTTACGGTGGAGTTACACCAGATGGGCCAGACTTTAGCGAGTATCCCTTTACTATTATGAGTGGAAACGACGGTATTGCTAATCGCTGTTTGCTTTACACTGAGTCTGCTGGTACCTATTCTATTAAGATTGAGGCGCCCAACCAGAGTAGTGGTGGCTCTACTGAGTTTAGCATGGCAAAAGTGACAGTGCACATTCCTGCATTTGGCCAATACACGCTAACATTACCCATTATTGAAAGCGGAATGCTGTTAAGTAGAAAATTAAATATAGCAGATATTGAGCAAAACCATAAATGTGTAGTACCGTTATATAACGGAAGCTTTATTCTTGAAAACGTACAGGGAGTAGACTCCGTCGAGGGCAGTATAACTATCGATGGTCCTGGCTCGATAATAATTACTGGCGCGGGTAGTATCAACATGCTTAAGAACTAGTAGAATTAATTGTGAATCTATATTAAATAGATGGAGAAAATAAATGACAAAACTTGGAGATTACGTCCTTTCTGGACAAGAAATAAATTCAAATGTTGTAAGGTCAATTGATGGAGCCAGTAGTTCTGAGGGCGGCGGTGGCTCAAGTGATTTTAGCACAGTAGAAATAACAATAAATAATAGTGTAGAATCTAAAGGGTCAGTCACTATCTATATTGGGACTAGTAGCGAAGGAGACGGGTATGTAGGACTAATCTTTGACCCCAGTAGTAATGACGAATTTCTTACTACTATTAATCCGAGTGTTGCAGCTGGCAGCTCAACAACTTTACATGGATATATCCTCAATGGTAAATCCATAATGGCATACGACCCAAACGACCAAACTCTTGGAGTATTGCAGTCTGTTGAGGGTAACGCAGAAGTCAGAACAGTAGAAGGTTACACCGCTGTGTATATTAGTGGGAATTGCACATTAAATATAAAAGGCGATAAATAACTCAATCATAGTAAATAATTTGTGAAAAAAATACGTACGTAGGTTTTTATAACTTACGTGCGTATTTTTATTGCAAAACTAAACTTAAACCCAGCAGGTTCTACCTACTGGGTCTTTTTATACCTTCATCCTCAATAAAATCGTCAACTTTCTTACTAAGCCAATCTAAATCTCCATCATTTTCAATATAGATATCATATTCAAAAAGCTCAACATCTCTATCTGCATGGTTTAGAATCTCTGCGTCATCTGCGCCGGACGCTCTTTTTATAAGGATTGTCTTCGCATTATACATCAAAGAAAGTCTTTGTATATCCCAAGGTTCGCGTGAATCAATAAACACGACCACATCATTTGTTGGCATATCATATACACTAAATGACTTCTCTATCTTATTGATTTCATTTGCGATATACCTGTAAGAAGTATCATAAACTGAATTTGCTAAGTCTTTCAAATCACTTAGAAATTTTCTTGCCTTTGGATCTTTTACACCAGTCCACCCAAGAAACTTAGCTGCTTGTTTAATTGGGTCTATTGTAGATAGAATAAAAACCCAATCACTCCCTACCTTTTGGCGCACGAGAGTCTCAAACGTCGTCTTCCCAGACCCCGGCGCCCCGTTCACAATATATATACGCATTTAATTAAACCTCTTCTTTTATGAGCCTTCTAACCCAATCACTAAACCTTTCAGAGAAAAATATAAGTTTTTCTTCTATATAATAAGAAGCTTTAAGATTTTCATGTATATAAGACCAAAAACTCCACTCGTTAAGTGCTTCAATTACTTTTGGTTCCTCTCCAAGCTCTCTTATATATCTCTCCGCCTTGGACACATCATACTTACAACTTACTGCTGTCATAGTCCATTTATAGATATTAATAAGTGTCGCGGCGAGAAGAGAAGTATTAATCTTTCCTTTAATTGAAATAATCTTCTCAATTCCTTTAACTTGAGAGTACACATACATTTCCCAATAGAGCTTAAAGAAGTCCATATAACTCCCTTGGCGAGTTATAGACTTCTCATTATATCTCCAAAGATAGGTAGGTTCTTGGATTTTATCACTATGGCCCGCGCAATTAACTGCGACAAGGTTAAAATAAGAATCTTCATTATACCGTAGTTCATCTAAGAACCGAATCTTATTATCTCGCAAGTACTTAACATTATAAATCTTCCCATGACACCAAGTCACTGGTATATTAAGTACATCCATCATACGATTTGATTGGTACTTTTGCTCACAAATAAAATCAGAAGCAAGTACATCAACACCATTCCTCTTCGCTTCCGTATAGAGTGTGTCAACTGCATTTGGCAGTAAACAATCATCTGCATCCATGAATATGACGTAATCACACATCATGTCACTATCCACACCTCTTTGGCGCGCAGGACCAGGGCCGGCATTTAATCCTCTTACTACCCTTATATGAAGCCCTCTTCTCTCATATTCTTCTATTATATCACTATAGTCTTCATTGTCCCCATCAATAGAAAGAGTAACAATAAACATCTTCTTAGTCTGCGCGACCAGTGAATCTAGCGCGAGAGGTAAAGTTTCTCTTGAATTGTATACGGGTATTACAATATTTACTATTGGTCATCACCTCCTATATTCTTTAAATTCATAGAGGCGGCCGCAGACCTCGCCATTTCGTCGACGGTTTCATTCTCCATCATTCCAGCGTGGCCTTTAACCTTTTCAAAATTATAGTCCTTATTCCTAAAAAAAGGTATGAGTTGTTCCCATAACTCTTGATTTGCAACTGGCTCTCGTTTATAATTCGTCCATCCGTTATAAACCCAATTCTTATACCAATTCTGCTTATAGCAATTAATCACATATGCGCTATCACTATAAATCGTAACTGGTTCAAGTAAATGGGCTTGCGCGAACTTGCACGCATCAATTACAGCCATCAACTCACACTTATTATTAGTCGCATTGGCCATATATCCCGCGCGCGAATGACAAATTATCTTATCCTCGCCCCTATATTCTACATTAATCCAGGCCCAACCGCCATCGGCATCCTTCGCGCCATTTCTCGACGTCGCGCCATCTGTGAAAAAATAGTACATATCTACCTCTGATAATATTCCTTATAAGCTTCTGAGAGGATTCCGGGATAAAACATCGACTCAATTGTGTTAACTATAGTATTACAATCTGGATAAGCCTTATCTGCCCAACACCTCGAAAACTTTACAAGTCCATCAAATTCTTTTTTAACTTTTATATAATTTCGGAAACTACAATTAATCTTTAACTTAACGTCTCCAATTTTCTTAACCATACTTGCGACTTGAAGTAAAGTTAAATGCGCTTGGCTTGTTCTATCGAACCCCACCAATTTTATGACTCCATTCTTGTCTCCCATTACTTGAAACCAATGGTAAACATAATATATGGATTCATCAAGTTTTCTATAATATTCTTCTTTTTCCATTATATAATTCTCCTTTTTATTTCTAAAATTATTATACCATATTTTTATATCGAAGTCAACTTTTTAGAGATTCTCGATAAAAAATGTACTTATACATTGAAGAAAATTTGCATTCTCCTCATTTTTATGATATACTATAATTAGAAATGAGGTGAGTATAATGAAGATTATTACACAAAAAGATAAGGAAAATATAAATAAGCTATATCTCGAATTAGGCACATATGCAGCAGTATCACGCGCTACAGGTTTTAGTCCTGGGACTGTAAAGAAATATGTAAACCCTAATTACTCTATAGTAGATGAATCTAAAATTATTCGGTATTCGCGCGAGAGCCTTCCGGATTTTGAGCCAGAACGATTCAGAAATCGTGATTGGGGAGAGCTTTGTGAACTTTCTCAAGAAGAAATAGAAGGAATTTATTTACTTTGGAAGGAGATGTCACTATGATTGAAAAATTCTTTTTCTTGGATGATAGTCCATTATACAAAAATAAATATGTTATTCGATTTAATGTAGATTTAAAATACTTCCCAAATGGAACGACTAGCTCATACGGTGTATTCATTGCGCGGCTTCTAAATCTTCCCTACCCTGAATATCTTCGCTATTGCAGAGACGTCCTGGGCGCGGAACTTATAGGAAAAGGTAGTCGTTACATCGTCGGTTATTTTGATGATACTCCAGAAGTTCAGCTCTTCATTAAGCTTCTCAATACTCGAATGGCATATATTATAAACGAACGTGATTTTCCTTATGAATATGTAGATAAAGGGGAAGAAGTTGAAAGAGTCCCCTTTGGGAGTGCGGATGAAAATAACAGTTAATTCATTAACAATTTATGGCGCACCTCAAGAACTTATATCGTATTTTGAGAAAACCTACCCAGATGGAGAAGAAGTAGAAAAAATTTTTACAGATTCTAATTTAGATTTACTTCACTTTATAGTTAAATATTTTGACCTATCAAAAGAAATAAAACAACTCTATGAAGAAAGATGTGAAATAAAAATTAGTTCAAATGTATATAATAGTAAAAAGGTCAGCCGCAGTAAATTCATAGTTGGAAGTAGTAATATTGATTGTTGTGGAATGGTACATGATTCTGAAAACATTACTGCTTCTACTTATGTCTATAACTCGACTAATGTTTCTTCTTCAAGTGATGTGTGGGAATCAAGAAATGTTCAAAGTTCTTCAAAGATAATGTTGAGTAGTGAAGTTCTTAGTTCTTCTGATGTTCTTTCATCTCAAAATATCTATGGTTCTGAAGTGATTAATAATTGCTCTTTCATCGAGGGCGCGAAAGCCATATATAAGTCCAATAATCTTACTAATTCATATTTCTGTGGTTTTTGTAATAATTTAAATAATAGTATTTTTTGTTTAAACTTAAATGACAAAAATTACCAAATTTTCAATAAAGATGTAGATCCAAATACCTTCGAAGTAGTGCGCGAAGAGCTTTTAGCCAAACTTGTAGATGAAGATTTTAAATTTATAACTGTAAATCCAACAGGTTACTATCCTGAGGATAGATACAAAACTTCTATTCGTTTTGATTATATGTTTGAAAATTTAAGTTCTGATTTCTATGGTTGGGTAGGTTCTTTACCGAATTACTCCGAAGAATTATTCTTGTCTTTGTTTTTTAAAAGGTTTTAAATGAGGGATTAAATTCTCTCATTTCTTTATATGGGAGAAAATAATGGTAGATATAAGACCAGTGGACTGGAGTATGATTCGTGGAGATACACTTTCTTTTAATATAGAAATTGAAGATCTTGAAGTCGATTTAGCTTCCTTAGTTTTTACTTGTAGAACTTATAAAGGAAGAGAAATTGTTTTTCAAAAAACCCTTGGAGATGGTTGCGCGAAGGTTGAAACTGAAGATTCAACTTCTGCAAAATATAATATAAGAATTGCACCTGAGGATACCGCTGAGCTTTCTCCTGGTAGATATAGGATAGATTTAGAGATTGGTTGGGGAACTGATGTGTATACTCCTATTCGTGGTGATCTTAACATTCTTGATGATGAAACTTATTAAGGAGGTTTGAGATGGCAGAGGATTATAGATTAGAAGATAAAACCAAGCTTAAGACAATAAATCTTGAAAAAGAAGATCAATGGGTGGTAAAAGATCATACCAAACCTAAAACAATTAATCTTGAACGTCTAGACAAGTGGGTTTTAAAGGATCATACAAAGCCAAAAGATATAAAAATTACACTTCCAGTTGGTGCCGGTACTTGGGACCATGGCGCGCTCTATAATCGTGATAGAGAAGACCAACACCCAATTACAGCAATAACTGGGCTTGAGTATATTTTGGAGCAGAAAGTTGAAAGAACAGAATTAGCGGCAGTTGCTTTTTCTGGAGATATTAATGACTTAACCTCAGAGATGCCAGCTCTTATATACTGCGGTACATCTACGGAGGTAATATAATGTTACAAGCAAGAATTCAATCAAAACACGATACGACTGCGAATTGGGATAAGGCAGTTGGCTTTATTCCACTTCCAGGAGAAATTATAATTTATGATGACTGGCAAACGAAGACATATACTGTTGAAGAATATGGCGAGACAGTCACAAAAACAGTTAATATTCCAAATATAAAAATTGGCACAGGTAATGCATATGTTCAAGACTTGGGGTTTATTGATGAAGATTTAAGAGATAGACTTCTTGCGCATATTAATAATGAAGAGCTTCATACCACACTGGCTGAGAAGTTATTTTGGAATAATAAAATAAACATCGATGATGCTTACGAGCAAATTCATGATGAGTTAGTCGATGAAACATTAATTCTAAATAGGAATTAGGAGGAAGAATGGCGAATATTAGTAAAATCCAGTTGCCTTCTGGTAATACTTATGACATTATGGATAAAACTGCTCGTGAGATGATTTCGGGTGGTATTTCATTTGAAATAGTATGGACCGCGGCAAACTATGCGCAAACTAGTGCTCCATCTGCAGCAGTTCTTAGCACAATTCCAAAAGATGTAGTTGTAAGCTATAACAACGGTGCTAGCTCTGCGACTGGTACATTGGCAGCTAGCACAGAAACTAAAGGAAAATTCTATCTTATATATTCAAAGACCCAAGCCGGCACTCTTGATAAGTTTGATGAGTATGCTACAATCGAGTCTGGAGAAGTATTCTCTTGGGAAAAAATTGGAGATACTCTTATTGACCTCTCTAATGTAGTTACTGATGTTAGTATTAATAAGACTAATAATACTGATGTGGTTCTTGGTGAAGGTACTACTTTTACAAATGCAAGTTCAAGTGTAAGCTTTGGCGCGCTGACAGGACATACAGATACTGTACTTGGAACTGGTTCTACTTTCAATGTAACCAATCCTACTATTACTGTAACTCCTTCTCAGACTTACCTTGGCGCGACAGCTAGTGGTACAGCGGTTGGCGCGAACGGCACGGCCGCAGCAATCACAGGTTTTGGTACTCATACAACTGATACATTCGTTAAGTCTGTAAGCGCCGAAACAAACAAAAAATTAGTTACAACTTCCATTGTTCCGACAGATGGAACTGAGAGCGTAAGTAAGGTTACAAAAACTGCAAGTAAACTTGTGACAACAACTATTCCTAATGTAACTGGAAACACTTCTGTTTCAATTCCGAATGTAACTGGAAATACAACTGTTACTGCAAATAAATCTACTTGGACTTTTACAATGGGGTCTGGTAATGATGCAGAAACACTTATAATTGGTGGTGGAAATGGTAGTGATGTAACTGCTACTAATACTACACTTGGTACAAATCTTACTGCTACTAATACTACACTTGGTACTGCGATTACAGCAGCGACTGGTGCGGTAGCTTCTAACGGTAGTGGTAGTGATATCGTTACAGCAGTTACAATTTCTAATAAAACAGTTGCTAAGGCTGGTAGTGCTGTAACTGTTGCGACTGGCGCAACCGACGCAGATGGAGCAGGAGATTCGATTGTCACTGGTGTTACAATTGGAAGTTCTGCTGCAGCAATCACAGCCCTTGGAACTCCTACAACATCAACAGTTCTTACTGGTGTTAAAGTTACTGCTCAACCTACTATTACACTGGCTGCAAATACTGCAACCGCGACAGGACGTGTCCAAGTTGCTACTGGTATTAGTTCTGCTACTGCTACTGGTGGTGCGGTTACTGCAAGTGGAGATAACGTTACTGCAATTGTTTCTATGCCTACTGCAACTGCGGCAGCACAGACAATTACCGTTGGTACTAATGATAAGGTTACTGTACTTAAGGATAGCACAAGTCTTAATGTAACTAAAGGCAACGCATAGGAGGTAGCTTGCGATGGCAGATATAAGTAAAATTAAGCTGCCAAATGGCACTACTTATAACATAAAAGATTCGGAGGCAATGCCAGTAAGTGGTGGGACATTTACTGGTCCTGTAACCTTTAGTGACACAATGACTGCGTCGGAAGCCAATGTTGGTGATTTGATGGTCACTGGCGCAGCAAGTTTTACAAACAATCTTCAAGCTAATACAATTAATGGAGTGGCTGTAGGTTCAAGTCCTAAATTCACGGATAACAATACAACCTATACACTTTCAATTTCAAGTAATCGGATTACATTAACTCCGAGTTCTGGTAGTAGCAGTTATGTTGACTTACCAGTCTATGATGGGACGGTGGCGTAAATGAGTGCAACGGTAACATATAAAGGTTCGACACTTACCACTGTCGATAATGCGACTAAAACTTTAAAAACTGCTGGGAAGTATATGGAAGGAGACGTTATAATTACAGACGTCTCCACTTCCCAAGGAGTTGTGGTAACAGAAGAAATTGATGAAGGCGGTGGAATTATAAAGCACATCACTGCTATAGAGATTTCTGGAACAAAAAATATCACAGAAAACGGAACTTATGATGTGACTTCCTTTGCTAATGCTTATGTAAATGTAAGTGGTGGTGGAAGTATCAACAATCAGAATAAAACTGTAACTCCAACTAAATCTCAACAAACGGTAACCGCAGATAGCGGATATACTGGTTTAGGAACAGTTACAGTCAATGCAATTCCAAGTCAATATATAACTCCAAGTGGAACATTGAGTATTACTTCTAATGGAACAAAAGATGTAACAAGCTATGCAAGTGTTAATGTCAATGTTCCTACAGGAAGTACAATCAACAACCAAGATAAAACTGTTAGTCCTACAACATCAAAGCAGACAGTTACTGCGGACAGTGGTTATACAGGTTTAGGTACTGTTACAGTCAATGCAATGCCAACTATGACACTTCCAACTTCTGCGGCAAGTACTTCTTCAGGTACATCAAAAGCAACAATTGGTCGCTCTACATCCGCGCAGTACATCAATATTCCAACTGGATATAATAGTGCTGCCGCCTACTATACAATTTCTGCGACACCGAATGGAGCGGTAACTGCACCGGCCTCCATAAGCGGAACATCGGCGACTGTATCAACTGGAACAAACACGCTTACTCTTACAAAGACAGTAAGTGTAACACCAAAAGTAACTACTGCTGGTTATATAAGTTCTGGTACAGCAGGCAATTCGTCTGTAAGTTTGACTGCTTCAATTCCTGTGAACCCATCACCTACAGTTTCGGGTGCAACAGTTACAATACCAACAGGATATTATTCAGAACAAACTACAAAATCAGTTAGTTCTGGTTCCGCTACAGGACCAACCAGTTTATCTGCATCATCCGCAACAGTAACTACTGGTACAAACACCATTACACTTACAAAAACTGGTGTTACAACAACACCTACTGTTAGTGCAGGTTATGTTGCTAGCGCGACAGCTTCAACTGCAACAGTTGCATTGACCGCAAGCGTAACGACTAAGGCGGCCGCAACCATCACCCCAACAACTACGAATCAAACAATCGCGTCTGGTACTTATTTAACTGGGGCACAAACAATAGCTGGTGATTCAAATCTTGTTGGTTCTAATATTTTAAGCGGAAAGTCCATATTTGGTGTTGCTGGTACAGTTACATTCCAAACAATTCATCAGGGCTCGTCCGCGCCGGCTTCTTCGCTCGGTGTGAACGGAGACGTATATATCCAAGTGTAGGGGGTCGCTATTAAATGCCAAAACAAATAGATGTACAAGATAGTGTAACCCTACACCCTTCTGGATATGATAGCTCACATTCTTCATATAGTTCTGTTTCAAGTTCATATCCTATTTCAAATGGTTATGATTCTTCAAGTAGTACAAACTATGCTTATATAACCTGTACTACAGGTTCACGTGCAGAATCACATATTTCTTATACTTTTAATGTATCTGCAGTACCTGAAAGTGCAACAATAGATTCAGTTAGTTGTAAAGTTAAATCAAGGGTTAGTTCAACTTCTTATTTAACTGCTTCTACAATTCAACTTTATGCTGGCGCTACTGCGAAAGGTTCAGCGACCTCTGCTGCATCGACATCAGCGACCGCGCGCAGTATAAGTTCAACGGGTTCTTGGACACGTTCAGAACTTGACAACATTCAAGTTCGTCTTACAGGTACACGTGGAACATCAAGTACGACTCGTGCGGCCTACCTCTACTTCTATGGCGCCGACCTCACGATAAATTATTCTATAAGTGGTACTGCATATACTGTTACTGCTACTTCTACTGTAAGTGGAGTAACTCCTTCTCCAGCGACACAAGATATAATGGCTGGAGAGATAGCAGTAGTAAGAATTGATGGTGCATCTTTAGTAGGACTTGAAGTTACAGATAATGGAAATGATATTACTAATGAACTTGTTCAACATGAAATAGTTCCTGGTGGTACATTAGAAAAATATCCAGAATCTGCAACAACGACCAGTATTCAAAGTGGTTCTTCTTATGCTCAATATGCCGTAGGTCATAGTGCAGAAGATCCATATAGTTCTACCAGTAATATGTATGCTTCACAAAGCACAATAGGTTATGCAACCTATAGTTTTGATTTTAGTGACATTCCAGAAAATGCAACTATTACAGAAGTAGAAATCAGAGTTAATGGTCATAGAGAAAGTTCTACAATAAGTAGTACTTATGTGTCTCGTGTGCAGGCGTATAGTGGCTCAACTGAAAAGGGTGAATATTACGAGTTCCCAAGCACATCGAGCACAACTGCAACTATGCCAAATGTAGGCACATGGACTCGTGCAGAATTGCAAAATGCACAATTGCGCCATAGTGTAGGCTATTATGGTGGTTTGCTTTGTGGTGCTACTTGGAGAGTTACATACACTGTTCCTTCTAGTGGTAATGACTACTATTGGACTTACACAATTGAGAACATCGCAGTTGACCATACAATTTTAATTGAAGAGTCTGGTCCGTTTGTTCCACCTGATGAAGACCCAACTTATAATTACTATCCACTTACAATTTCTTCAATTAATGCAAATACAGACCCAGGAACAGGTACTGTTCGTTTACAAGAGGGCTCTAATCAAGTTGTAACTATAACTCCTACAGATCCACAGTTAACCTTGGCGCTGGATAATGGTGTTGATATTACAAGTCAATTAGTAGGCGGAACACCTTCGAATACCTATACCGTTACAACTCAAGTCTCTGGCGCGAGCTATGGATTTAATTTAAATAGTTCTACTGGATACTATGTGTCTACAAATAATGGTGTAAGTAAATCTGCTTCTGTTGCGCGACTCAATATGGATTTTGAGAGCGATTGTTTGGTTACAATTTCCTATATAAACTATGCAGAAGAAGATTACGACTATGGTATGTTTGGTAAGTTAGATACTGAAGTTGCTACAGATGGATTAACTGCTGCGAGTGGTGGTTCTTCTCCTTCTGATAGTACTTCAAACTATCAACTTGCAAGATGTAGTAATAGCACAAATGTACAGACAATTACTTATACCGTTCCTATGGGAAACCACTTTATCGACATCAAGTATGGTAAAGATGATGCATCTGATAGTGGTAACGATAGTTTACAATGGAAGGTAACAAGTGTTGAGGCTACATCTGCTGGTGGAGATTATACCTATACTCTTACAAATATAAACCAAAAACATTCACTTGTATTTATATTTGGTGATGTTGAATATTATTTTATAACTTCAAGTGGCACAAATGGTAGATTTTATCCAGATGGGCAAAGTGTTGTACTTGCAGAATACGACTACAGATTATTAATTGTACCAGATGATGCAAATGCAACAGTAACACTTAAAGATAATAATGTAGATAGAACTTCTCAACTTACATATACAGAAACCACAGATAAACAAGGTAATAAAGTAGCGAACTATGTCTATGAATTAACTGGCGTAACTGCTGCGCATACTTTAGTTGTAACTTGTGGTGAATCAACTCAACACATCTATTTAAAGATAAGTGGTACTTGGCGCGAAGCAAGCAAAGTTTATAAGAAGATAAATGGAAGTTGGGTTGAACAATCTGACTATACAAACATTTTTGAATCAAATGTTAATTATAAAGGAGGTAACTAATAAATGGGCGTAGCAAAAGTTACACTCAATGGAACAACTTTAATAGATACGACTGGAAAAACAGTTACTTCTAGTTCTATGTTATCGGGAATAACAGCACTTGATAAAAAAGGTGATAATGTTACTGGTAATATTTCTTCAAAAAGTTCGACGGATTTAACTGTGTCCGGCGCGACAGTCACTGCGCCGGCCGGTTATTATGCAAATGCGGCGAGTAAGGCAGTAGCAACAACGACACATCCTAATCCTACGGCTTCGATTGCTTCAAGTGCAGGTGTAGTTACTGCTTCTCATACACAAGGTACAGGTTATGTAACTGGTGGGACTACCACAGGTACCTTAAATCTTACAACGAAGGCTGCAGCTACATATAATACCTCAACCTCGGACCAAACTATTGCTTCAAATAGGTGGCTTACAGGTACGCAGACGATTAAAAGTGTAACTACTTCCAATTTAACTGCAGCGAATATAAAGTCCGGAGTGGTTGTAAAAGTTGGAGATGCGAATAATGCGAGTAGGATTACTCAAGTTACGGGTACTTTAAAAGAAGAAAGTTTCACTGCAACAATAAGCGGTACAGGAAATTCAAGCTACTGTTATGTACAGCTTAATGGTGGGACTAAATATTATACTTCTGGAGACACTTTTACTTTTAAGGCTGGAGATAGTCTATATTGTTACACTTATAATTCTGGTGGAGTATCTCAACTAATAGGAGTGAACGGTAGTATAGTAAAATCTGGAACGACAAGTGCAAATTATACATATACAATGCCAAATAGAGATATTGGAATTGTTTTACAGTATTCTGGTGTAGGTGGGATAAGTATTAATGAAAGTGTTGTTCCAACTGCCTATAGAACTGCATACACCTACACACCAACAACTTATAATATAACAATTCCAAGTGGTGTTCATATAGCGGGGTCTCAGACGATTCAAGGGGATTCAAATTTAATTGCTTCGAATATTAAGTCCGGAATTTCGATTTTCGGGGTTAGTGGTACCTATGAATCACCTTATTATTCTGCATATAAAGCAATGGCTTATAAACAAGCTAATCAAGGTGTTTATGCTCCGTATGTTTCAGAATGGATTGGGGACCTTTCTATGGTAGGTGATTCTCAGTTTGCTTATACAATGTTCAGTGGATCATGCTATTTTAATAATTGTCAAACTATAGGTAGAGACGGTTTTATATTCGGCGATGGTAGAGATGTTACTGGGACCGGTGTTCGAACTGATATGTATTTTCCCGTATGTACAGATGTAGGGTATGATGCCTTTAGAGGAAATCTTAATTTATACTCTATATCTGCCCCAAATTGTACTTCAATACGTGCATCTGCATTTTTAGGAACGAATTTAGAGATTGCTTCATTTCCAAAGTGTAGTTCAATTGAATATTCAACATTTTATAATTGTGCAAGGCTAACAACCGCATCCTTCCCAGTCTGTACTACTATAGGAGCTAATGCATTTTCTCGTTGTGGGGTTTTAACAACTATATCTTTTCCAGTTTGTACTACTATAAAAACTGGTGCTTTTCTTACTTGTACAAAATTAACAGTTGCATCTTTTCCAGCTTGTACTCAGATTGATAGTAATGCATTTATGAGCTGTTGGAGCATGTCTACTGCATTATTTCCAGTATGCACTATAATTTCAAATAGTGCTTTTAATAGATGTTCTGTTTTAACAACCATATCTTTTCCTGAATGTGTCACTATCGGTCATCATGCATTTATTAGTTGCTTTAGTCTTCAGACAATATCATTTCCAAAATGTACTACAATAGGTTCTTACGGTTTTTATGGATGTTGGAGTTTGACTGAAGCAAGATTTCCAGAATGTACTGATTTGGGTTCAAATGCATTTGCAGCCTGCACACTTTTACAAACTGTGAGCTTTCCAGTTGTTAGCATAATAGGAGATCTTGCTTTTAATGGCTGTTATTCATTATTGACAATATCATTTCCTGAATGTGAATCAATTGGGGTGAGTGCATTTACAAGTTGTAGTCGTCTTAGTTCTGTTAGTTTACCAAAACTAAAAATTATTGGTTCTTCTGCATTTTATGGTTGTTCAAGCTTAACTACATTATCATTTCCTAATTGCACTGAAATATCTTATTATGCATTTAAAAATTGCTATAATTTAATTTCTTTCTATTTGACTGATGTATCCTCCGTGCCACCTTTAGGGATAAATGTATTTTATTCAACTCCTATAGGAGGCTATTCAGCTTCTGCAGGTCGTTATGGCTCCATATTCGTTCCAGCAAGTCTTTATAGCGCCTTTATAAGCGCAACAAACTGGGTATCATATAGTTCTCGAATAGTTTCAGTATGAGGTAATTAAAATGATAAAACAACGTTTAATAGTCCAAGAAGATGGATCCCACTTAATCGAAACCTACTCAACAGAAGGTTATAAAATTCGCCAAGAAGAAAACGGAGCAATCTACGACACAGCTATCGACCCAGAACAATGGGTACGCACTTATACAGAAACAGACGAGTTAATTGAACAAAGTGAAGAAGACGCTCAACAAATTCTTAACATATTATTCGGAGGAATTGAATGATTACAGTATCACGAGCAATTGAACTTCGAAAAGTAATTGAAAAAGCATCAGAGTCTCTTTCCGATGAAATCGCCCTAACCGCGCCGGAGCTCTTCAAACCATGGAGAACCAACACCTCCTACACAACCGGGGACAGAATCCAATATAATCTAACCTTATACAAATGCGTCCAGTCCCATACCTCTCAATCGGACTGGACGCCCGATGTAACTCCCGCTCTGTGGACGGAAGTAAGCCTTGACGAGTTCCCCGAATGGAAACAGCCGATAGGCGCGCAAGACGCCTATATGAAAGACGACAAGGTATCCCACAATGGCTCTCATTGGATTTCTACAGTTGATTCCAATGTATGGGAACCAGGTGTGTATGGTTGGAATCAACTTTAAATAAATAAAGCGTTAAAAGGAGTAAATCTATGAAATTACAAATTCTTGTTCCACAATATAACGAAGACGATTCAGTTTTAAAACCTCTTCTTGATTCAATTGCAATTCAACAAAATGTCGATTTTAACGAGATCGGAGTCATCATCTGCAACGATGGCTCCGACACTCGCCTTACGCTTGAATTTCTCGACACTTATCCCTATCCAATCGAGTATCATATCTGCGAACACCAAGGTGTGAGCGCAACTCGTAATGCTTGTCTCGACCATGCAACTGCGGACTACGTAATGTTCTGCGATGCAGACGATATGTTCTTTAATGCGTGCGGCCTCTGGATGATACTGCGCGAGATCGATATGGGTGGGTTTGATAGTCTTGTATCTGCATTTGTTGAAGAATCAAGAATGCCGGGTACGAATGAAGTCGTCTATGTAAATCACGATATGGACTCCACATTTGTTCACGGTAAAGTCCATCGTCGTCAATATCTTCTTGATAAAAAAATTCGTTGGAATCCAAATCTTACAATCCACGAAGATTCATTCTTCAATATTTTATGTCAGAATTTAAGTCCTAATGTGAAGTACTGCCAGTCTCCATTCTATCTTTGGAAATGGCGCGATGATAGCGTCTGCCGCCACGATCCGAAGTATATCTTACGTACCTATCGCAATATGATTGACTCTAATAGCGCACTTATTGATGAGTTCTTAAAGCGTGGTATGATGGATAAGGCGGCATTCTATACAGCTTTTATGATTTTCGATGCGTACTATACAATGAATAAGCCAGAGTGGATTAATCAAGAAAATAAGGCTTATAGGGATTCCACTGAGAAGCACTTCGCGCAATATTATAAGAAGAGAAAGTCGTTGTGGGATGGAATTACTCCTCAAGATAAGATGCAGATTTCAAATGGAATAAGAACTAGATCGGTTAACGAGGGTATGCAAATGGAAGCAATTACGATTACAGATTGGCTTAAACATATAATGAAGTTGAATAAGGTTAAGAAGTAGGAGGGGAATAGATAAGATGAGCTTAGTCGTATGGCTCCCTCTTAATGGGGATTTAAGAAATCAAGGATTAAGTGGAGTTACTCCTACAAATAATGGCGCGACAGTAAATAGCAGTGGGAAGTTGGGAAAGTGTTATACATTTAATGGTTCTAATTCTATTTCAATACCATTAGTAGTATTACCTTCAAAGACGCCTGAGTGGAGTTTTACTTGTTGGTTCAAGCTAGCAAATATTACTTCTACTGCGGCCGCTTGTTTGTTTTCAGAACGTACTGCTGGAAATGGGAACGGTTACACAATATTTATATATCCAAATAATAGTAATATACTCGTTGACGATGGCGCCAGATGGAGTTTTACTCCGACAACAAAATTTGCTGCATCTACTTGGTATCATTTTGCAGTAACAAGAACAGCTTCTGGGAAGAAAATTTATGTAAATGGTTCAGAAATAGGTTCTACTACAACAGTTGGAAATACTACAGCTATTAATACTAACGGTTGTTTAGTAGGTTTAGCGCAAAGCAGTGCAGCACTTACAACTGGCAATCAAGGATGGATTGGAGATTTAAATGATGTACGAGTTTACAATAATGCTCTTTCCGAATCCGAAGTTAAAGAGCTCGCGCGAGGTCTGGTGCTTCATTATCCTTTAAATAATAGAGGTTTTGGACAGGAGAATTTAGATAATTTCTCTTCTGTTACTAGTAATTGGACTATGGAATCTTTAAGTGGTTCTAATTATTCTGATTCTTCATATGGTAATGTTATTAAATTAGTTACTAACGCCGCGAATCAACGTATGTATCATAATGTTATAAGTACTTTATGGCAAAGTGGCCAAGTATATACTGTATCTTTTTTGGCCAAAGCCGACCAAAACGGAAGAACCTGTGATATGTCACGTTCAATTGCAGATTTTTCTCCAACTTTTACATTAACTACACAATGGAAACGATATAGTGGAAAAATTACTAGTACTGCAACTCCTAGTGGTGGTACGTTAAGTTTTAGAGTTAATCAATCTGGTGCTACTGTTTATATTACACAAATTAAACTTGAAAAAGGAACTATAGCAACTCCATATTGTCCAAGTAGTAGTGAAGCCTTATATACAACAATGGGCCTCAATTCTACAACCGAATACGATATTTCTGGTTTTCAGAACAACGGAACCAAAAATAATATAACCTATACCTCTGACACTCCAAAATACAATGTATCTTCTACTTTTAATGGTACTAATAGTTATATAAAAGTAAATGATAATTCTTGGATGCCTCAGGGCGCTGCTGAAATGACTGTTAATCTTTGGGCAAAAGCCACAACTTGGCCCACAAATGGTGGAAGATTACTAAGCTGTACAGAAACTGGTGGTTTTAACCTAGAAGCTGGTAATTCTGGATATTGGCGTTTTCCTATATATGTATATACTAATAGTGGGCAAACATCTTCGGCTTATAAATATGATTCAAATGAAATTAAAATTTCAGAATTAACATCTAATGAATGGAACATGATTACATTAGTATATAATACTACAGGTACAAAAACTTATATTAATGGAGTACTACATCATACTTATACAAATACTTCTTATGGAATTCATTTTAATACAAATGCACGGTTATTCTTAGGCTGTGAAGCAAATACTGCTTCTCCTTCTACACCTTATTTTTCAGGTCAAGAATCTGACTTCCGCATCTATGCGACCGCACTCTCCGCGGAGGACATCGCGCAACTTTATTCCGAAAATAAACTAACCTAAAACTTCAAAAACTTATAACCATTAAAGAACTTTTCTACTTTTATATAGAGAGTAGAAAAGTTTTTTTATTTCAAATAAAAAGGAGGTTTACAAATGCTTTCAAACAAAACTTATGACATCTTAAAGTGGATCGCGCAGATATTCCTCCCAGCGATTGGCACCCTTTACTTTGCATTAGCTAATATTTGGAATTTCCCCTACGCAGAAGAAATCGTAGGCACAATTACCGCTGTTGATGCATTCTTAGGTGTACTGCTTGGAATTTCTTCTAAGAACTACTATAAGAACAATCCAACTGCTAATCCTAATGAAATTGCTGTAGACGCAGAGGAATTAATTAATGGCTGAAATCGTTTATACAAGTAAACAGTTTTGCGATATTCTTAAACATATCGCAACACAACTGAATACTAAATATGATAACCACTTCCCACGTAACCTCGGTTACAACTATGGTAGTGGTTACTCTTGGGATTGTTGGAATCTTCCCAAATCCCTTATTTGGGGATGGAAAGAAGGCGGCGCGGTAGGCTCCTATCAGAGAGCTAACCTCTCCACTGGTCTTGGTGACTGGAATGGTTGGACAATCCTTAATTGCTGCGCAGGAATCTCTACAGATTTTTCAAATATCAATGTAGGTGAATTCCTTTTAACTGAAGACAAAGGCCATGCAGGCATTTATGTTGGTGAATTCAAAGACCGCTATGGACAGGTTTGTAATGTAGTTGAATGCACTACAAGCTGGGGTACAGGCAGAGTTATTGGCTCCTGGGTAGAGTCAAATGGCGTAAGAAGGTCAAGTAAGGGTGGATCCATCAGTAAATCCTGGCATTGGCATGGTATGCTCCCTTGGATTGATTATGCTGAAGTTGCGCCAGTTGTAAAGAAAGTCGCAGAAGATGGATATTGGGGAATGGATACAACAAGATGGACTCAAAGACTTCTTGGTACCTATGTTGATGGAATTGTTTCCAATCAACCTCATTCCAATAAGAAATATCTTTCTAATGCTACAACTGGTTGGGAATTTAAATTCTTTGGATATAGAGCTGGCTCCGATATGATTCGCGCCCTTCAGCGCTTAATCGGAACAACTGCTGATGGTTACTTTGGACATCAGAGTGTTATTGCTCTCCAGACATTCCTCAATAACCGCGGTTTTGATGCTGGCGCCATTGATGGATATATGGGCGCAAGAACTGTAAAGGCTTGGCAAAGATATCTTAATTCACAACTTTAAGAAGAAGGGTTTGAAGAGGGGTCATAGTACCCCTCTTTTTTTATTAGAAAATTTGAAATTTCGTTAAAATAGAAGTATAATATAAGTGTAAAAAGTTAAGAGAGACTTGTGCGAGTGTGGCGGAATCGGCAGACGCAGCGGACTTAAAATCCGCAGAGTTTGACTCGTGAGGGTTCAAGTCCCTCCATTCGCACCACATGGACAGATGAGATACACGGTTGGTCTGTCGGTCTGAAAAACCGAAAACGCTGGTTCAACTCCAGCTCTGTCCACCAGTGTTGGAGATTGTTGCGCTGGGCTTCACAACTCCAACTAAAATATTAAAAGTCAATGTCGGGGTGCATTAAGGCAAGGCCGCGGACCAAAGCCGTAACCTTCCAGTTTGCAAACGGGTTGGTAAACCTCCAATGGATCGGATGGAAAGCTTCCATTTTATAGTCTGATACTCAAGTGGTTTAAGAGAGCAGCCTGCAAAGCTGTTATTCGTCAGTTCGAATCTGACTCAGACTTCCAAAAGATGAGTTTTAAGGGCATGTGAGAGAATTTGTAGGAAGTTAAGTCATGAGGGTAGGGCATTACGGAACCTACACGCTAACCTGAGAGTAAATGACTATGTACCCATCATGCGAGGTACAGAACTCATCTTATATGTGGTTATTGGTGTAATGGTAGCACAAGAGTTTGTGGTACTCTTGGTAAAGGTTCGATTCCTTTATTTCCACCCACAAGAAAGAAGGATAAATATGGCTAATGAACATGGATATTGGGTAATGATGGGAATAACCTTAAAGCAATATTGTGTTTGCTCTAATTGCCGAGGCACTCAGGTTAGTTATAGAGATGAAGATGAAAGAATGCACTTTGTAAGATTCGTACCACAAATGCGTTATTGTCCTATTTGTGGAGAAAAGAAAATTGGAGTTAAGTAGTTTAAGAGGAGAAAAATGAGTAGGTATAACGTCTACACAGACGGAAAAAAGAAAGTTATAGTGACCTCTACCTTTGCAAAGCGTACAGTGCGCGGGACTGCAAAAGCGATTGATGAGGACTCTTTTGATTTAGCGACAGGTATCGAATTAGCTACGCTTCGTTGTGATGTAAAGGTTGCGGAAAAGCGTAGAAAATGCGCGAGTGATAAAATTGATGGAATCACTGCAAGACTCGATAGCCTTATCAAAGAGCTTGATGATGCTAAGAATTATTATAACGATGCGGTTAAAGCAGAGCGTCTGGCGCAGAGTAAGCTTGAGGGGTATTTAGAAATTTTAAAACAAAGGTTTTAAAAAAATTGATTCTTTCTTAAATTTTTTATATAATATATGAGTAAATTGAAAGGAGAAATAAATGCTGACATCTCGTACATCAGATTATTATATGGTAAGAGCTAATAGACTTCGCGCGAACGGAAAAGAGAACGTGCGCATTGTACAGAAACTTGAACGTCAAGCTCGTAAAGCTAAAGAGAAGGAACTCGCAAGTTCCTTTTAATGCGCTCGTAGCCAACCGGTAAGGCACACGACTTTTAATCGTGGTATAGTGGGTTCAATTCCCACCGGGCGCACCAATATAGCGGGTTCGTTCAATGGTAGGACACGAGGTTTTGATCCTCGGAACGTAAGTTCGACTCTTACACCCGTTGCCATATGCACGATTAGGTTAATGGAGAGACCATCTGACTACGGATCAGATAGTACGGGTTCGACTCCTGTATCGTGTACCATCAAATAGGTTTTGGTAGTTCCTATTTTACTCATACTTCCTTTCTTTCATATAAATAAAAACTATCCATTACTAGCATATGTCCCGCCTGAACCACGATAAGTATGTTAGTAATCTGGTACCATAGTCGAGTGGTAAGACGTCGCCCTTTCACGGCGAAGAGCCGGGGTTCAACCCCCCGTGGTATCACCATAAACCTGTCAGTTCAAAAAGTTTTCCAACAGGTGTCGTTATGGAAAGCCTCCCGCTATGGTTAATGGTTCAAATTCTGCCAGCAATTAAACAATAGACGCCACGCAAGGTGCAAGCGATCCAATATGGTGGTCAGCGGGTTTTATGTGGGTATAGGTAAGTTTGGTATACTGCTTGCTTTGGGAGCAAGAGGCCGGGGGTTCAAATCCCTCTACCCGCACCATCTGCGCAGTTATGGCACTGCGCCATATCCCAAAATAGTTTTTCTAAACTTGCGAGGAGAAATTAAATGAGGCGCGCTTACAGACCGCAAGTTCGCAATAGTCTGTATTTTTGGGTAGGTAGGTAAGTGGTTAAAACGGGCGGACTGTAAATCCGTTAGCTGAGCTTTCGCTGGTTCGAATCCAGCCCTGCCCACCACATTAAATTGCCGGTGTACTCAAGTGGTTGAAGAGATTTGTCTTGAAAACAAAGAGGGCGCCAATAACGCTGCGGGGGTTCAAATCCTCCCACCGGCGCCATATGCGGAGGTACCCAAGTTAGGCTATAAGGGGACGCACTGCTAATGCGTTAGGTCAAGTAATTGACGCGCGAGTTCGAATCTCGCCCTCCGCGCCATTTGCGGTCTTCGTTCAGCGGCTAGGACGTCAGTCCCCAAAACTGACTACGGAGGTTCGAGTCCTTCAGATCGTGCCAAAATAAAGGAAGAATTATGAAAATTTATACATCTTATTTTTATCAAATTAGATTTATGGATAAGTCGATTGTACCTGTAAGTACTGCTGTATGGGATCCAAAGTGGTTTCATCAGTTTAAAGGACAAGATTACATATTTAAGGATAAGAATGGCGTATATAATGGAATTCGTGCTGAGATGTTTGCGCCGGGGCCTATGTGTGCCGATCAGTGCCGAGGACGTGACTGTTGCAACACAGGTGATCCCGCGCAGTGTAAGTTTCTGCAGAACTATCGACTTCAACTCAATCAACTCGATATAAATGAGATTCTATCTCGTTGCGATTCTATTTGCGAACGGGTTCGCGCCCTCGAAGGAGTTCAAGGAGAAATGAGTATCTGCTTTATTGTACATGAAGCACCTTCAAACCCATGTAGTGAGCGCAGAGTAATCCAAGAGTGGTTTAGTTCTAATGGAATTGAAGTAAAAGAGTGGTCGAAAATTTGAATTTTCTATAAATATGTGATATAATATAAGTACAAAATGAGATAAGAAATTAAATTCAACTTTGGTTGATATGGGACTATCGACTGGGACAATGTAGGTGGGTTCGATAGAATACGTCTTGGGAAGTAAATCGGGTATGGACGGATTGTGGGGTATTAGCTCAGTTGGTGGAAGCGAATGACTGTTAATCATTAGGCCCCTGGTTCAAGTCCAGGATATCCCGCCAGCCCAAAGTAGCTAAAAGGGTTCATGGAAAAGATGCAAAGCCATAAAGACGCATTGACAGAGGAATAAGTGTTGCTACGCACGAAAACCTCCATATGTCCGAGTGGTCCAATTAGGCAGAGACGACTGGTTTAGAGCCAGTTTTGTGTGGGTTCGATTCCCACTTCGGGCACCTGGCACCTGGCACCTGGCGACTGAAAGTTTAGTGCTGAAAGTTAATAGTTAATTTAATCTATCGAGGTTGGTCGCTTAATGACCTTACTACCAAATAAGTAATATTGTCGGTCGAAGTTCCAATATCGTAAGAACATTATAGATTTGAGGAGTGTATGACAGAAACCAAGCCTCGGTATGCGGACCCATTAATGAAATTGGTAGATTAAAAAGATTATTAATGAGTAGATAGTAGTCAATAAGTGAACGCGCTGTTAAAGTATGGTTCTGCCGTTTTGGTTTATTAGTTTAATGGTAAAATATCGGATTGTCTCTCCGAGGTTAACAGTTCGATTCTGTTATAAACCGCCAAGCTGTTATCTGATTCAACGCTAGGACGATAACAACCGTTGGTAGTAGTTGACTACACGAACGGTAGGGAGCCAGTAATCCCCTGAACGCGCGCTTAGCGGCCGAAGTCAATCCACTAACGGTGATTGACAATTACTTTATGCGGTACTTGTGTAATGGTAGCATAAGAGCCTTCCAAGCTTTTGGTATGAGTTCGAATCTCATGTATCGCTCCACGAGCCGCCTCCAGCGAGAGGTTAGAAGCCAGAGAGTCTTAGGCAACGTACTTGTAGGGGAATCCTACAGTAGCTTCTAGCAGGTTAATCCACCTTGCAAAGTAAACGGATTTTATAGTCGAGTAGCATAAACGGTCAACGCGCACGCCTGATAAGCGTGAGAGTACTGGTTCAAGTCCAGTCTCGACTACCAACCCGCACCATCCAGCGGGCACCTCCGAGGGTAGAATTAGTCTACCCGACTTAATTGGGTGTATTCGCTTTTGCCGGAGCGCAATACACCTTATGCTGGCGTAGCGCAACTGGTAGCGCAACTGACTTGTAATCAGTAGGTTGGGGGTTCGATTCCCTTCGCCAGCTCCATTTAATAGAAAGGGCAAATAAAATGAAGTCACCATTAAAATTTATAAAGGTCGCGCAAGGTATTTCCACAATGGTTTATCGGTACTATGGCGAGGGAGCGTGTAGAAAAGTCACTGTATCTCATCGAAATGTACCTCCAATAATTTTTAGAACATTGGGCCGAAAATTTGACTTTTCTCAGAAAATTTGATATAATATATTTGTTCAAAAGTTAAGATTCCAGTTTGTCCTCGAATTGCTTTCGAGCCTCGGGGCCTTGGATATAGGAAGCATACGTATCATTTAGGTGGGCTTTTACAGTTATAGGGCGTATGATGTAACTGTTGTGAAATGGAAAGGATTCTTGAGTTTATTGAGCGCAGATGGCGCGGACACGAAGATTTATTTCTTAATGGAAATTGCTATTGGTTCGCGCGAATCTTACAAGACCAGTTTAATACACAAATTTACTATCTCCCCGTGAGTGGGCATTTTGTGAGTAAAGACTCTAATGGTTTTTACTATGATGTAACTGGTTTACTTAATCAAATTCAAGAGCCAACTCTTTCTTTAGATGAAATAAAGTCTAAAGATCCAATTTGGTATCAACGACTTTTAAAAGATTGTAAAGATTAAAATTTGAAATTTTCTAAAAGTTTTGATATAATATATATGTAAGAATTAAGGAAACGACATTCTTATATGAACCTTGAGAACTAAATAAATAAACTAACTTTATTAACTCAGTGCAGATTTCAAGCGACTTGAAAGCTGAGATGAACTAAGCTTAAAACCGTATGGGCGGAAACAAAGCAAGGATACTTGTTGATACTACCTCACTTAATAAGGCGACTTATTTAAGTTAAGAGCCGAGAGCGGTCAAATACGTGCTGTCCATGCTGGGTTATATATAGACAAAGACAGTGTGCGAGTGGTCGGCGCAATAGAAGCCCAAGTTAATAGCTTGTGCTGAATCCAGATAAGGTCTTAGCTGGTGACTGTGATAAACTCTGGAAATACCAACAAGCCGATTGTGCGGTGAAGCGATGAAAATCGTGTATAACACTTGTATGCAACTCCGATTAGCGGAAAGCGCGCAGCAAAAGAATTTGTGACATTCAAGGATTGGTGATACAATGCTTTTTTCTGAATGTCCCGTGAAAGGTAGGGGTATAAAAAGTCCTCTAATGGAACTGGCTTCGGCTGGGGTAAGAAGTCTTAAGGCGACGGTCTTTTGGCTCAGACTTATCTCCCATTTGGTCGAATATGTTGGTATATAATCGCAGTAGAGCGAAGGCTCAATAGAGAGTAGTTTATTTATTTAGTTCTCAAGTTTATTTTATCGCGGTGGTGGAGCAATGGTAGCTCATCAGGCTCATTACCTGAGGACGAGGTTCGAATCCTCCGACCGCAACCATGGGAACGCCGCAGCAACCTCCCAATACAAGTGGTGGTGCACGGGAGTCATCTAAAAGGATAAGACTACGCCGTCAAATGCAAGTGTGTAAGTAAAGTCGCTCTTTACTTTGTATCCCAGCTTGCGCCGAAGGCGTGAGAATGTAGGTTCGAGACCTACCTCCTAGAGGAGACGTCACCCTCCTCTTAGAAAATAAAATGATGCCAAGAGGTCTCGCACTCGACCTCTATAAATTAAATCGTGTAGAGTAGGAGAGGATGGATTTCATACTAAACTACCACTGGCTTCACGTGGAAGATATGTGGCTTAGTCATTTGGAGCTGCTCTTAAAATACTAAAGAAACGAAAGTAAGTATGACGTAATTACAACTACGGACTTAACAATAGTTGTACGCTAGTAAACGTCGTTAGTTTGCCGCTATGGTTAGCAGGAATCGTTAGCGAGTAACCATTAAAACTGCATTATTTAACCGACTTTGTATCGAGTCGTAAATATTGAGCCGTAGTCCGATAGTACGTAACCTATTGGTGCCATTGGTTAGCAGGGGCAGAAAAAATTTCCTAAAACTGTAATTGTTGTATAACTGGTGTTGGCGGAGTATGTAGGTGTACGTAGCATGAATCTTCTGTAACGCAAGCGCAAGCGTTAAAGCTCTACGGCGCAGAAGTACCTCTCCATAACGAAAACCCGAAGCAAGAGCTGAATTGAAGACATCAGAACTCTTCCACTAGTAGTCCTAGGACAGACCGCCCTTGATCACGGCGGTCTTTTTCTTAGAAATTATAAATCAAAAGGAGGGTTTATAATGAAGTTCTATTCTGAAAATCTTAACAAACTCTTTGACTCACAGGAAGCTTGTGAGCAGGCCGAAGCCGAAGCAAAAAGGATTGCTGATGAAAAGGCTAAGGCTGAAGCAAAGAAAGTTGAAACTCGTAAGGCTCGCGCAAAGGAAGTAGAAGACGCACTCAAGGCTGCTGTAGAAGCTCGCGCAAAGTACGATAAACTTCTTCGCGAATTCTGCAAGGATTACGGTGCATTCCATATGTCCTATACAGATATGGATAAAGATTTTGTAGATTTCTTTACTTCAATTTTCTAAAATTATATAATTTTAGAATAAGGGCATGGCGTGAGCTGTGCCCTTTTTTATTAAAAAAGTCGAGTAGAAGTAAAGAAGTTCTACTTATTATATAGAAAAGTATTTTGTTTGGAGGTCTTATATGGAAGATTTCATAGAATTATTACTTCAAGGAATACCTGAATCTAATTTACAACTACCAGACCCATCTTTGATCCAAGAATTTAAGGATCTGCGCAATAGGGTTATTTGGATAGATTGTGAGATAAAAGATGGTCTTTTAGACATAGTTTCTAAGATTATCGAGTGGAATAGAGAAGACAAAGCGATTTCTCCAGAAAATCGTCAGCCGATTAAAATTTTCTTCAATAGTCCTGGCGGCGACCTAGATATAGAAGAAACTCTTGTTTCAATGATTCGACTTTCAAAAACACCTGTCTATGGCTTCGCGCTCGGTATGGTGGCATCCGCGGCCAGCTTAATCTATTTAAGTTGCCATAAGCGTTTTGCACTTCCTAATGCGTACTTCATTCTTCATAGAGGAAGCTGTCAGAATATGGGTGGAAATTATAATGAAATTGCTGCGGCAATGGAAGATTATAAACAGCAAGTCGAGAAGATGGAAAAATTTTATATAGAAAATACACTTTATACCGAAGAAGAAGTACACAAAAATATTGCAACAGATTGGTACATTCGAGGCGACGAACTTTTAGAAAAAGGTATCGTAAACGAATGGGTTGAAGATATTAGTGTAATGCTTTAGAGGTAGGGGTAGATGGATTATACTGGTTATAAAATTTTAACTTTGAATGACCACGATATGGGTCAATTTTATAGCGGCAATAGTAATATTGAACTTTTAGAAAATCAATATTTAATTATAGAAAATGAACAACATGAAGCCGTAGATTATTATAGGTTTGCGAAAGAAGAGCTAAAAAAGCTTAAATTTCCTTTGATTGGGAGCGAATTTACTGGTGATATGAAGCCGCGCAATCCACAGCAATACTGCGCGATGGACCTGTTAAAACAGAAAGATATACCGCTCAAACTCATTACGGGTAATTTTGGTAGCGGTAAATCAATGATGTGTATAGTAGCAGCGCTTGAGGCGGTTCAAGATGAAGAATTTGAAAGAATTATTTTCGTTAGAAACAATGTTCAGGTCAAAGACACGGATCAGCTGGGAGCCTTGCCAGGGGACCAATACGACAAGACTTTACCATATTTGGCCCCATTTGCCGATCACTGCGGCGGATTTGAGGGACTGCAGATGCTTGTGGATAGAGGAAAACTTGAGGTCATTCCATTAGCTTTCTTGCGCGGGCGCAGCATTCGCAATTCAATTATATATTCTATGGAATCAGAAAACTTAACAAAAGAACATATTCAGTTGATAATGGGCCGTGTAGATGAAGGTTCACAGCTTTGGATGGACGGAGATATTCGTCAAAGAGATAAAGCAGCTTTTGAAAAGTCGAAAGGTCTTGAAACAATGATTGAAAGATTACAGGGCAATCCATTATTCGGTTATGTTCATCTTATAAAGTCAGAGAGGTCAAAAGTGGCGGCGCTGGCGGATTTATTGGATTAACTTAAAGGTCTGGCGCCAAGTGCGCCAGATTTTTTTTATTGGAGGAAAGGAGAAATGGCTTTAGGCACATATCAAGATGTGTATACAACTTATATGTTTACAAAACGTGTAACAGACATTGATAATAGTCTTAAAGAATTGTTAAATAGTGGATATTTTGATTCTTTAAAATCTCAAGCAATTCATGAAATTAGAAAAGTGAAACAAAAAGAAGAAGCTATTTATAAATTATTAAAACTAAAGGATTGTTCTATTGATGGATTAAATAATCGTTTAGAAGAATACAGGCAATCTGCAATTAATTTATCAGGCGCGCATTTAAATGAAGAGATTATTTATATATTAAAAAACAATTCAGAAAAAAAATATGCTTTTTATAAAGAAAAAGTTAATAAAATTATTAATGAAGAAATAATAGGTCGTATTGGTGAGAAATGGGATGACGGAAAAGAAAAAACTTTTGCAGATTTATGTGTTGAGTATCTTAATAGTCATTTACACGGAAGAGGTTTTTATTCTAAACGAGGTATGGATAATGCTGCGAAAGAATTACTATTTTCAAGAATTACCGCTGAGCAAAGAGCTGGTTGGAAAGAAATTATAGATGATCGTTTTAGTATTAATGAAGAAGACCAAGAAGATGAAATTAAATATAGCTTTAACTGGCTAGAGGTGACACATAATTGGACTCCCACAGAAGCAAAGAAACATGATAAAGAAGTTGATGAAATTAATGACATAATTATAGAAAAAATAAAAGAACTTGTACCTAATGATCCACAATTAATTGAAGATATTATACGAGAAATGATATTGCCTGAAAAAGGTCGTTATGCTTTTTTTAAGGGAGAAAATATTAATGATATTGTCGGTATTTGTGGAGAAATTCAAGGTGTATATTATTTAACAAAATTATTAGGGGCTCCTAATGATAATTCCTTTGCTCAAATTAAAAATTTAGTTCAATGGAAGGGCGGTATAATTGATGAAGGTTCGAAGAAGCAGCCTCACCAAGATATAATGTTAAAAGAATTTGGAATTCAAATTAAAAACTCTTTAAAAGAAGACTTCCATGAAATTAATTTTGCAAAAGCTTCTATTGATTTTATGATTGATAAGGCAGGTTTATCAAAAGAAGTAAAAGATTTATTGTTAAATTATTATGGTACCTTACATTTTAATGTTCCATATAAATATAATAGAAAAAAAGATGAATACTATCACAGCGAAGAGCCAATGAAAAGTAGATATAAAAAAGAATATTTAAAGTCTTTAAAAGAATTACAACAAGCTAACAATGATATTAATATATTATTATCATTGTGTGCATCAGCTTTTATGTATATTGATGTAAGTGAAAATACAGATTTAGATGCTAATGTATTATATTTATTAGGCGGTAGTGCTTTTGTTGCTGCTTCAGATATATTGATGGAGATTTTAGCAGAAATAGAAAGTAAAAAACATAGTTTTAAAATTACATCTAATTGGAAAGATTTTGCTAATACAAAAACTATTGTAGAAGCTTTAAATGATAATCAAAAGTATGATCAAACCTATAGTGAAATTGTTTTAAGTAATATTGTATTAACAAGCTCCTTTAACTTTGGTTCTTTAGATGAACTATATTATAGATAATTTGATTTTTCAAAAAATTTTTGATATAATATATATGTAAAAAGATGAAGAAAGGACAAACTAATCTATGAACGCTTTAAGTTTTATCGTTAAAACCATAGCTCCTCGTGTAAAGGTTGTTTATGAACCAAAATCTTCAACTTGCTTTGACCATGATATGAAAGCGGTTGTTATCGGAGATGACTTCCAAACTGACGATTGTGGTTTTATGCGCCACATAGTCGAAAATCACGGTTTCGTGCAGGCTTATGATTATTCCATAAATCTTTGGAGTGTACTTCATGAACTTGGTCATTATTTCACTGGCGATGATGGAATAGTTAGTGAAGAAGAAGCATTAACCTATGCATTCTGCGCGATGATACCGAGATCAGATGACCCCAGAATACAGAATATATATTTTAATATACCTGCTGAATTTAACGCAACTGAGTGGGCGATTGACTGGATTGTTTCTCACCCAAGACTTGCAAAGATATACAATAGACTGGTAAAGTAGAAAGGCAATTACATGAAAACCGTTGATAGATATACACTTGATTGGGCTGCAGAACAGGTCATCGCACTTGATTCTATAGGTATTTTTGAGTGTCAGTGTAACTATGATAATGACCCTTCTGCTTATCTGCCAGACGATATAGAATACTTTTGTGGCGCGAGCCGTATGTGTTTCAAGATTGAAGGTCTTGAAGGTTGGGTTATCAAGGTCGATTTCGCGAAAGAGAAAGGGTATTGTAAGCGCGAGTATGAGTTTTATAAGGAAGCAGTAGAACTTGGAATTTCTGATTGCTTTGCTACTACTTATAAGATAATGGAACTTGATGACGGGCGCGTTGTAATACTCCAAGAGCTTGTAGAAGTTGATGAAGATAAAGTTACATCTGAATGGTACGACTATGCTTCGCGCGAAGTAGGAGATAAGGGAGACGGTGATAAAGTTTGGGACTATGTCTATGATATGGATACCACTGATAGGCTTTACGCTGTCTTTGGAGATGATAAAAGGTTTAATATAATTGACCAGTTTTGTCGGGTTAATAATATAAATGACCTTCATGAAGGTAATTGGGGAATCACTGAAAATGGTAACCTTGTTATAATGGATTTTGCTGGATATGGAATTATATAGAAAGGGATTAATATGGATCTTGATAAAATGCTAAGTGCAATGGACGATGTTAACGAAGTTTTTGATGCGCTTGATGATTTACAGATGATACTTTCTGTGGTTGGCACGGCCTTCGACGAATGGTGCGCGAAGCACGGAATGACGTCGGAAGAAACGTGTAAAGCATTGAGGAATTTAGTTGAGGTACAGGAACAAGTTCACTCGATGATGGGACCTGCAGATTATATAAATCAAACGAAATCTAATGGTTATATAATGTAATTAAGAGACCGCGCGGAAGCGTGGTCTTTTTTATTATAACTTGAAATTTTCTTAAAATTGTGTTATAATATAAGTGTAGAAAATGAAGGAGAATATAATTATGGGACTTTTTGAAAATGATATAACAATGTGCACAACTAAATATTGTCCTGTAAAGGAGAAATGTTATAGATATACAGCAATTCCAGATAGGATACAGAGTTATAGTGATTTTTCTTCTGTGTGCTGTGAAGATGGAAGTTTCGGTTGTTTTATAGATAATAAGGATAAAGAAAATGATAATTGAAATAAATGATGATAAGGTTCTTTGGTCGCATGGTACAAATTTAACTGTAGATGAGTCATGGAGTCGAGCGGATATAGAAGAATTAATTTGGACTTATGAAAGCCAAAAGCACGGACAATGGGTATGGTTTCCAGAAATAGGTGCTTATAGTTGCTCTATATGCCATAAATATTCGTATAGAGATATAACAGAAAGTTTTAATTATTGTCCTCATTGCGGCGCGAAAATGGACGGAGCGAGGAATAGATAGTATTTGAATAATCGGAAAGGAGTGTCCAAATGCTTAACGAAAAAGGAATAAGAGAGCTTGCATATGTAGCTGAAATTACCGATGTAAGACCAATAGAAGGATATGATAGAGTTGAACTTGTTGTGGTAAACGACGGTTGGACTTGTGTTGTCGGAAAGGGGCAGTTCTCTAAAGGAGATTTGGCTGTCTATTTTGAGATAGATTCCAAGCTTCCAGAGCGCGAACCCTTTAGCAACAATGAATTTATTGTAAGGAAAAAGTATAAAGTCCAGACTCAGAAGATGTGTAAATCTATTTCCCAGGGACTTATAATGGGACTGAATGAATTTGGATTCGATCCGGCGCAGTATAAGAAAGGTGATTTTCTTACAGAGCAGCTTGGAGTTACTTATGCTGTAAAAGAAGATAATGTGCGTAAAGCTTCAAGGGGTGATAATAAATATGCTCGTATGGCTAAGCATCACCCAAAACTCGCAAAAACTTGGGTCTGGCGCGAACTGTACAAGACAAACATAGGTAAAAAAATCCTTTATTTTGTTTTTGGAAGAACTGAAAAGAAACGTAGTGACTGGCCGGCCTGGGTCCAAAAGACAGATGAAGAGAGAATCCAGAATATGACTTGGATTCTAAATGATAAAGAGCCTTGGATTGTAACTGAAAAGATTGATGGAACTTCTACTACCTTTACTGTGCATAAGAAAAAGAGAGGAAAGGGGTACGACTTCTATGTTTGCTCTCGTAATGTAGTATTTGATTCAGATGAAAAGAAATGCTTCTATGATGAAAACTACTATACTGCGATGGCTAAGAAATACAATGTTAAAGAAGTTCTAACTAAGATTGCCGAAGAAGGTAACTATGAATGGGTTACTTTACAGGGTGAAACCTTTGGTAAGGGTGTGCAGAAAAGAGAATATAACCTCGATGGACAGGAGTTCTTCGGTTTCAACTTTATTACCGATAAAGAGGGAAGATGGAACTCAGTTGACGCAGCAAATAAGTTATTCCCATACGGAATCCATTGGGTACCAATTCTTGATAAGAACTTTATCCTTCCTGATACTCTTGAGGAAATGCTTGCTTACGCGGATGGGGAGTCCATATGTGACTTTGGTATGCGCGAAGGCGTAGTACTTAGAAGTCAAGATGGGACTAAATCTTTTAAAGTTGTATCAAATGAATTTCTTCTGAAATACCATTCATAGGAGGATAAAATGGGATTTTGTGTAGCATTATTTATAAATGTATTTCTTGCCTTTATGGGTATGGTACTCACATACCTTGGTATCTTTCCAATGTGATTTAAGTTAGTAGTTCTAATATGCGAAGTAATTGTTGTTTTTTGGAATGGGATGCTATTTGGGGAGATAAAAGCTAGAAATGAACAAGAATGAAGAAAATTATACTGCTGGCGCCGCCAGCGGTATAGGAATAGGCGATATATTGTTTTTAATTTTCTTGGTACTAAAGCTGTGTAAACTTATTGACTGGCCATGGATTTGGGTTCTCTCACCCATTTGGATTTCATGTATTCTTGTTTTTCTTTTATACTTTATGGTTTGGTTAAAGATTAGGAAAGGTAAATAAATGCAAAATCTATATGTAATGTGCGGCCCTTCTGGTAGTGGAAAATCTACCTATATAAAAGAAAATCTTAGAAATTGTATTGTTGTTTCAACTGATGCAATTAGAAAAGAGCTCTGGGGCGCGGAAGAAGATCAGCAGAATCCGCAAGAAGTTTTTGAAATAGCTTATGCAAGAGTTGAACTTTTTCTTCGCGCTGGATATGATGTTGTGTTTGATGCAACAAATTTGAAGGCGCGAGACAGGAAAAAGGTAGCGAAGATAGCAGAGCGCTATGGAGCTAAAAAGAATTGCATAGCTATGGCTACTCCATTGGGATATTGCGTCCTGGCGCAGTGTGCGCGAGACCGTAGAGTCCCAACCGAAGTAATAGAATCACAGTTTAGACGTTTTCAGTACCCAATGCTTGGTGAAGGCTGGGATGAGATAAGGATAATAGAAAGGATTTAATTATGAATTTAGTATTTGTAACTTTTGAAAATAGCAAAAGAGAATATATTTATAAGACAAGACTTAATCTTGAGGTAGGCGCGCAGTATAAGATTAAGAATGAAAATAATTGGGATTATGACGGCGCAATAGTTACTTGCAAAAGAATTTATAAGAACGTAGAAGAAGCTGGAATTAGAGAGTTGGTTGACGGAACTATTGTTCTTAAGAAAATTATTTCTGCTGATAAGGTAAGAACATTTAATAACAATAGAGATTTCTATATACAGAATATCTATGAAAATTATAAGAATGGAATTACCACAGTTATATGGGACGATGGAGAAAAAACCATGCTGAAGTGTAGTAAAGAGGATGAGTGGGATACTGAAAAGGTTATCGCTCTTGCCTATATGAAACGCTACTTTGGTAATGGACGTAAGTTTAAAAACGAGATAGATAAGTGGCAGAAAGTTCTTGATGAACGCTGGGAAAAAGAATTTGAGAAGTGCGTATAGGAGGTCTATATGAGGTTCACAGAGTCAGAGTTTGTAGGTGTAATTACCCTCTACGAAAAGATGTGTAGACAAGAAGATCAAATAATAAGGGGTTTGGATATTAATCCAGAATGGGTTCCAGGAGAATGGATAAGTAATTACTATAATATGATTCGTGATATGTGTGATTTTTCAGAAGAAGACTATACAGTTCTTGACTTTTATTGTGATGAACTTGATTTTGGAAAAGAATGGACTCCAGGTAGATATTTGGTCGACGGAGAAGATGTATCTCTAGAGAACCCATATGACCTTTGGGCGGCCATTACTGGATAAAAATGGTAAACTTGAATTTTTCTCATCTTTATGATATAATATATATGTAAAGATGAGAAAGGATAGATACCATGATTGATACAAGACTTACGGAAGAGATACTTAAAGCTAATCCGAGATGGAAGTATATCCGTACTGACCGCAATGGAACTCGTTATTTTGAGGACGCAACTTGCGGACGCTGCGGCGGACGTGGAGTTATAGACTGTTACCAATATGTTGAAGGTGGTATCTGCTTTGAGTGCGGTGGAAGTGGTATTGCACATAAGCCTGAGATAATAAAGGTTTATACACCTGAGCACGATGCAAAGCTCGCTGCACAGCGACAGGCTCGCGCGCAAAAGAGAGAGGCAGAGCGTCTCGCGCAGGCTAAGAAAGATTATGAAGCCAATCTTATAAAGAATGGTTTCGGGAAAGAAGAAAACGAATATGTAATCTATCGTGTTGTGGGTGATACATATTCTATAAAAGATGAGCTTAAGGCTCTTGGTTGTAAATTTAAGCCTTCTGTTGGATGGTATGCCGATCGAGCACTTGAGGGTTATAAGACCCAGCGCATGGTTGCTGCTGATGTCCTTGAAGAGGGCGTATTCATAAATTGGAAAGAAAAGTCGGAAGTTGAAGCTCTTTGGATAGAGCGTCAGAGAGCTTCTGCGGAAAGCACCAGTGAATGGCAGGGAGATATAGGCTCACGCCTTGAACTTTATCTTCATATAGATAGAGTTTTTGAGAGCGAATGGGCTGTAACTTCTTGGAAAACAAGAACGTCTTATATGTACTTGATGAGTGACAAGGACGGAAATAAGTATAAGTGGTCTACTACTTGTTACTATAAAGAAGGTGACGATGTTCACTTTAAGGCTACGGTTAAAGACCACACTGAATACAAAGGCATTAAGCAGACTGTACTTACAAGGTGTACTGAGGTAAAGGAATAATGATACTTTGCGCGGCAGTAAAATTTTATATCGAAGCTACTCAAACAGAAGTTGTAGTTCCTTGTAGAAGGCATAAAGACGCTTCTTTCATATTAAAGGATTTTGGTTTTGAGCCTAAAGTAGGATATAAAGAACTTGCAGAGGGATTTATAACTACAACTGGTGAGTTCTTAGATAGAGAAAAGGCATATGACCACGCGATACTTTGTGGGCAACTTTCGGCTACAGTAAGGGATACTATACACAACGGCATATTATTTTCAGAAGATTTATATTAAGGAGTATAAAATGATTTTTGTTGCAGGAGATTTACACGCAGACTATGATTGGTCAAAATTAAATACGAGTAATTTTCCTGAACAGAAATCTCTTACTCGTAATGACTACGTTATAATTTGTGGAGATTTTGGTGCGGTTTGGGACGACACTAAAGCAGATAGATATATTCAAAAATGGCACGAAAGGAAGAATTATACAACTCTTTTCGTAGATGGTAACCATGAAAATTTTGACCTGCTCGCGCAGTATAAGGTTGAAGAATGGCATAGTGGAAAAGTCCAGTTCATAAAGCCCCACGTAATTCACTTAATGCGTGGACAGATTTATGAGATAAATGGAAAAACCTTTTTTACAATGGGTGGCGCGCAGTCGTCAGATATGTGGCATAGAAAAGAAGGAAAAGATTGGTGGAAAGCAGAACTTCCATCTAATGAAGAATATGAAGAAGCTTTATCTAACCTTCAAAGAGTTAATAATAAAGTAGATTACATTATAACCCATTGCGCGCCAGATAGTGTTCAAGATTTACTTTCTGGACGTCTGTATGAGCATTATAAACTAACGAATTTCTTAGAGATAGTGCGCCTGACGGTTGAATTTAAAGAGCGGTACTTCGGTCATTATCATATGGATAAGGATTTTGGAAGATACCATTGTTTATATAATCAAGCGCCATTGAAGATTGGAGATTAGAATGAATAAGTTAAATGTGTTTAAGTTGGACTTTTATTCTTGGAAATATCCAAGCTGCTGGTGGCGCAATATAAAGATGTTCACGCGAGCCTTTAAGATGGCATATCAGCGTATTACAAAAGGTTATTGTGATTGGGATAGGTATGATCTTGATTATTACTATGCTAATCTTATAGGTGATTCTCTCAAGGAGTTCGCGCATAAAACTTCTTCTTATCCTATTCATATGAAGCCAGAAGAATGGACAGCGAAACTTGATAAGTTGGGTTCTCAATTTAAGGCTTATACTATGGACCCAGAGTCAGCTAAGCCTTTTGTTGAAAAATGGGAGAAAGAAAATGGTTCTCCGGAAACCGAGAAGGATATTGAATTAAAATTAAACGACCTTATGGTTGAAAGTCTTAAGGAGTTGGCGCAGATATATGATGACCTTTGGGACTAAAGTAATGGTTTTGGGTGTACTATTAGTTGCTTCAATGGAAATAATTGATTCTGATATTAAAACAAAAGATTATGCCCAGCTATGTTTAGATGCAGTTATTTGTGGCTGTGGTCTTTTTGGTTCGGCTTATTATTTATTTTGGTGGTATTAATGAGTGTTTGGTTTACTTCAGATTTACATTTCTGTCATAATCGCGAGTTTCTTTATGGGCCTCGTGGCTTTGATAATGTAGAACAAATGAATAGAGCTATTATAGAAAATTGGAATTCAGTTGTAGATAATCGTGATGAAGTCTATATACTTGGAGACCTAATGCTTAACAATAATGAGCGCGCGGTTCATTATATAAATCAGCTTAAAGGTTATCTTTATATAATTTGCGGCAACCACGATACGAATACCCGTCGCGCCATATACGAAAGTCTATATAATGTAGTTGAGGTAGTCGATGCAAAGGTAGTAAAGGTAGATGGGTATAATTTCTTTCTTTGCCATTACCCCGTACTTTGCGCGAACTATAATGATAAGGAAAGACCCCTTTCGTGCCAACTAATCTCATTATGTGGGCATACTCATACGAAGGATAAGTTCGCTGATTGGGATAAAGGTCGGATTTACCATGTAGAACTTGACGCGCATAACTGTTTTCCTGTAGAGTCGGCGCAGATAATTTCGGATATAAGAGAAAAGGTGGGTGTTTCCAGATAATTCCAGACTTGAATTTTCTATAAATTTATAGTATAATATATATAGAAAAGATGAGAAAGGAGTTATATAAAATGACTTGGGAAAGAGTAGCTCACTTAGTTGAGGAAGAAACTGGTGCTTTTGTTGATTGGGACGAGGAGTACTTTATCTGTCCAGAGTGCGGAGAACCCGTTTATAAGTGTGACTGGCGCGAAAGTGACTATACTGGGGGTCAGTCCTATGCTGGAGAATATTATTGTCCGATCTGTGATATGGTTATATACGAGGAGTAGAAATGAAAATTTATAGCTTTAAAGTAAAGTGGTATTTTGATGCGACCGTAGATTATGAGGAACGCCAGGATAAGGGACTTGTTGTAGCTGAATCTATGAGCGAAGCAGTTGAAAAGATTGAAGATCGTTTCCCGCAGACAGATACAGTTGATATTCATCTTGTAGATGAAGATGATTTTATTTTTGTTACTGATGAAGTTTATGAGAAGCTTCAGGGTGATGATTATACGAGTGGCGAGTATATCATAGGAGAGTAGAATGAAGGGAGTTAGAAAGTTTTATTGGTATCATATCGTTTATCTATCTGTAGTAGATGAAACCAAGGAAGTCCACGAAGAAGGCTTACTTTGCGCGGACTCCTATGTTGATGCGGTAAGGATACTTCAAGATAATTACTGTCTTTGTTCTATTGAGAAGCTGGAAACAATAGGCAGTGACATTCTTGAAAAAGACACAATAGACAGTATTGCGTGGGAAACAGAAGATTATACTTTCCTTTAATTTTTAGGACCTCGCGCAGACTAAGCAAATTCTAGAAAAATTTGGAAAGTGAAATTTTGCACAAAAATTGTCGAGTTCTTTTTAGAGAATTTTACTTTTAGTATGTAAGCAGAACTTATAAATATAATATATAAGAAAAGCTTATAAGCTTATCTTATAAGCTTTACTTATAAGAAAAGTATATTAGAAAAGGGGAACCCTAAACGGTTAAAAGCACGAAGGGCGCGTAGCGCCACTGAGAGATCTAGTAGCGGAGCTACTAGATCGCTTATAAGAAAAACTTATAAGAAAAGGGGAGTACAAAAAACCTTAAAGCTAAAGCTTCAAAGCTAAAGCTTATAAGAATAACTTATAAGAAAAGGGGCATAGAAAAGGGGAACTAAAGGAAAAGGGTTTACCTAAAGGGAAATCGAAAAGGGAAAAAATCTAAAAAAATTGAAGTCGCTAAAGCTTATAAGATAAAACTTATAAGAAAAAGGAGTGAGAAAAAGAAGTCCACAGAAGGCGTAAAAAAAGCGTCTAAGCTAAAGCTTATAAGCTAAAGTTTAAAAGTTAATGTGTTAATTTTCTAATTTCCTAGTTGCGAACGACACGAAGGCCGTTTTTGCATTAGGATAAGGGTAGACATTTAGGAACGGTATGAGAAAGTACCTGGCCCAACATTAACAAAAAGTCAAATTTTTATATAAAAAATATATAAGAAAAACTTATAAGAAAAGCTTATAAGAAAAGCTTATAAACTGTCCCGAAATGTAGAATTCCTAGAAAAATTTCCCATTTTTGGGAAAATTTTCCTGAATTTTCGGAAAATTTGCCTACTTTTTCGGGAGAAATCGCATAAAATCTCCCAAATTTTCCAGAATTTTTCTGAAAAATTGCAAAAATCGCAGAATTTTGCTATAATTATTATAGAAAATGAGGAAAGGAGAAAAGAAAATGAGTCAGTACCTTCATTTTTATATAAAAAATGGAGAAAATTTTCTCCCTATCGGTACTTGGAATCGTTCTTCAAGAGTCTATGATATTTTTCGCGGTGCGCCTTACGAGAAGATCCGCGCGCTCAAAGGCTCTGACTTAGCGGAAGCACGTGAACGAGTAAAAGAAAACCTCGGTTACGCAGCCGGCGCAGAGAAGCGCGCGAAAGATGAAATCGAATTCCTTCGCAGCTGCGAAATGGGCGCGGAGGAACGCCTCGATCATTACCATGAGCTTGTTGAGTACCTTGACGAGCTCAATAAGAACCGTGAAGAAGAAGAAAGAGTTCTCCAGCTCATCAACTTTTTCCAAGACATTATCGACGAAGCAGCTGATGCGGAAAGGTGGAGCGATAATCCGTTGAACCTCCGCGCCGATGCCTATCTCTATTATGGGATAGAATGCTACCAACCGACTATTAAAGATTTGGAAGAATGAAAATTTGAAAAAATCTCAAATCTTTGATATAATATATATGTAAGATGAAAGAGGAAATAAACCTCGAAAAGAAAGTTAAAGGGTGGCGACCTTCGCCAGAAAGAGGAATCAAATGACTAAGAGAGAGTTTTACGAAGCAGTAATCAACGCAAACATCAATGACGAAATGACCGCACAGGCTCAGGCCTTCATCGAGGGTCTTGACCACACTAACGAGCTGCGCAAGGCTTCCGCTGAGAAGAAAGCCGCAGAGAAGGAAGCTGTAAAGGCTCCTATCCGCGAAGCTATCGTAGCTTGCATCACTGAGGAACCTAAGACCGCTACTACTCTGATTGCTGAGGCTGGCGTCGAGCTTAAGCCGCAGGCAATTCCTTCCCTGCTCAAGGCTCTTGTAGCTGAGGGAGTTATCGCTAAGACTGAGGTCAAGGTAACTGGTAAGGGTAAGCAGGTAGGTTACGTTAGAGCGTAGCCTCCGCGCCGAGAACTAAGAGAAGTCGAAAGACTTCTCTTTTTTTTTATTGCGCGTTTCCAGCTTTTTCCAGCTTTGGTAAATTTTTCCAGCTTTTCCAGCTTGTGGATGCAGCTGCAGCTTGTGGGAAAATTGGTAAATTTTGGAAGGCCCGGACACTTGACAGCTCCGAAAATTTTAGAAATTTCTAAAATTTGGGAGTGGAGAAAAAATTTGGAAAAATTGGAAAATTTTGGATTGGAAGAAATTTGAATAAATGGTAAAATCTGGGAGGGCCCGGGCAAGATCCGCCCGGGACGGTTTACATAATAAAAATTATGTAGAAGTTAAGGTATAAAAAAAGGGAGTCGATTGACTCCCAATTTTTTACTCTGCCTGACGCTGTGCTTTTTTGGCTTCACGTGCCGCCTTGTCCTTGGCTATCTTGGCGGCCTTTTTCTCTGCGGCTTCCTTGGCCTTGGCGGCCTTGTCTGCTTGCTTAGCAGCGTACTCGTCACGCAGTGCGTAACCGTCATAGGCTTCGCCGTCACGGCTGCCAGTCGGCACCTTGAGAGTGACTACAAGCCACTCTTCGTCACCGTTCTTATCAAGAACGGGGATAGCCATTTCAGCACTGCCAACCTTGAGGACTTCCAAATCTTGGGAAGCGAACACTGCGGAAACCGCTTCGTAGTAACGTGCCTTAATTTCTTCGGCAAGGGACTTCTTGGAAACATTTGCCATAGTAGAACCTCCTTAAGTTCTCTCATCTTTAACTTACACTAAGATTATAAACGATTTTTGCGAAAAAGTCAATAGAAAAAATGAAAAAAGTTTGTTAACTTTTTAACAATGCGCCCGGGCAAGTCGGGATTGGATCGAATCGCCCGGGCAAAAAATGGAAAAAAGAGGAAATTAATCCTCTTTCTCCCACAAGTTGCAATCCATTTCTGGAAAATTCTGTAAACAGAACCTCAATATTTCTTTTTCAATAAGGACGTCCGCAAGACCTGTGTGTTCTTCTTCAAACTGTAAATTATTGGTAAGGAATTTATAGATTATTTCTGCGGTGTAACGCTTGCAACCTCTTTTTGTAAGAAAATGGTTTTCATAACAGAAGTTATCGTAAGCAGCATTATTTTTAAGAGCCTGCCTTGCCATTTTAAGGGTGTCACAAATTTCCGCGCCGTAGGGGAAGAAGTAGCGATACTTGGAAGAAGTAAGGAAGCGTTGGGTTAAATTGGTAGAGCGATAGTCAAAGCGCATATTGTGCGCGAAGAATTTTGTGACGCCGTATTCCTTGGCGCAAGCGTGGAGGACCTTGCGTATTGTCGAAAACTTGGCCAGCTTGCGCTCACCACTCTTAATCTGTTCCCAATATGTGGGAATCTTGTCTGCGAAGTAAGCGGAAGCCATCAGCTCATCGTTAAGAAAAATATCCGCCACCACAAAGCTATAGCTTGCATAGACTGCGCCCTGTGCGTCAACGACTGCCCACCCTATATCATAGCAAAAGGGGTCATCTATAGAGTTAGTGGTTTCGGTGTCAAGTACAATAAATTTTTCAATCATCTTTGTTTATTTCCTTTCTTTATCTTACAGTGATATTATAACAAAGTTTTTTCTATTTGTCAACCCCATTTTTAAAAATTTTTCGTTAAGTTTTTAACAATACGCGCCCGGGCAATTAGGATCCGCGCGATTGTTGGATCGCCCGGGCAAGTTTACATAACAAAAATTATGTAACCTATTGGGCAATAAAAAAGGAAGGGTAGACCCTTCCTTTTATGACTACTCTGTTACAGAGTAGTTCTTGACTGCACCCTTCTTCGGCACCTTTACCTCTGAAACGGTGAATACACCGTCAAGCGCAAGCTGGCGAAGCAGAGCAGACGCTTTCTGCGTAGTCATGCCAAGAGCTTCGGCAACCTCGGAAGCAGTAGCGTGCTTAACCTCGTTGAGGTGGTTGATGATGGCTTCCTTGATGGGAGCGTTAGCAATGGCTACCTTTGACGGCTTGGACTTACGGCTTTCATTCTTCTTGTCGAGGGCGGCAAGCAAATCACCCGCTTTATCATATACTACATCTCTAATAGGGTCTGTAGCATAAAGTTCAAAATTTGCCATGTCAGCCATCATTTTCTGAACAGTGTTGAGGAATTCACGAGTAGTCATTTATGACCTTCTTTCTCCTATTTAGTGCATAGGTGCAAGTTAGTTTTGAGATTGGGTTCTTTCCTAATCCTTTTTACACTCTTATTATAGCATAGATTTTTTATTTTGTCAAGAGTTTTTTAGAGATTTTTTCTGTTCAGATTGGCGCGAAGCATAACCTTTAAGTTTGTTCTCTTTTCTCTTGATTACATATATATAATAACATAAGTTTATAAAAAAGTCAATACCTTTTTAAAAATTTTTTTGTTAAGTTTTTAACAATGCGCGCCCGGGTAAGATCTGGATGCCCGGGCACTGGAAAATTTTGGAAGTGATGGGAAATAAAAAAAGAGGGGAGATTTTCTCCCCTCTCTT